TGTACCAAGTGTACCAAATGTACCAAAAGTAATGTATGGTCCTTGGGTAGGTCAAGACATCACAGTTAATACAACCAGAAAATTAACAACTGGAGAAAATGTATACTTAATTGAGCAAGGTACATATACAAAAATGGTTACTGAATCAGGGGTTGCCAAATATTATGTAGGCAAGATTATTGATTTTAATCCAAATAATTGGAATACATATTCTAATGCTGGTAATAACTACAAAATTAAAAATGTATCAAGTGTACCAAGTGTACCAAATGTACCAAAAGTAATGTATGGTCCTTGGGTAGGTCAAGACATCACAGTTAATACAACCAGAAAATTAACAACTGGAGAAAATGTATACTTAATTGAGCAAGGTACATATACAAAAATGGTTACTGAATCAGGGGTTGCCAAATATTATGTAGGCAAGATTATTGATTTTAATCCAAATAATTGGAATACATATTCTAATGCTGGTAATAACTACAAAATTAAAAATGCTTAATAATAAATATTTAATAAAATTATTTTTAGAACAATATAAATTTTTAATTATTAAAAAATTATTTTAATAATTAAAATATGGATACAAAATTAGTTACTATAGATAATAATAATATAGTAGACGGATTAGAAAATTTTTCAACTGAATTAGAAAATTTAGATCAATTTAATAATGATAAATTATATGAACCATATGCTTTTATAAGATCTGATAAAAATAAAGAAATATGTACCAATGGTTTTTGTGGTATTCCTTTATACAAAAATTATTCTCAATATGAACACTTACATCCATTTGAATCAAATTATGGATTTTCATCAACCTCATTTAGACAAGCTAGATCAAAAAATTTTAAAGATTTATCACCAAAATCAAAAAAAGCAATTCAACCAAGATCATCAAGAACCATTGAAAATTATGTTGAATATACAAAAGAGAAAATGTTTGCTAATTATAAATCTGATTATGGGTTTGATGCTCCAATCAGAAAACAAAAAAGATCAAAAGAATTTTCAGATATGTATGTAAATTCTAAAAATAATAAAAAATTAATACTTCCAACTCCTAAAAGAATAGTTCAAAATCCAGAAATGGTTAAACCAAAGTATGGAACATTTGCTCCAGTAAAATATGAAGAATCATTATATGATAAAATGGCCAAAGTAATTAAAGAAAAAGTAAAACCACAAAATAATAAAATAAATAGAGAATTTGGAGATCCTCAACCAATAAGTAAAAATTATGAAAAACCTGATAAAATACCATTAAAATTAAAATTTAATCCAAAAAAAACTACAATACTATAAACTAAGTAAATTTATAATTAAAAATATTATTATCATTGAAATCATATATTTTATTTAATTTTATAATTTCTCCTTCATCTGTTGTTGGCTCATCAAAGTTTTTTAACATTGTCCTATATGTAATAATTGATATTTTTGGTTTATTTGATGTTTCAATTCTATAATTATTAAAATGATTACATATTTCATATGGTAATGATATCTCAATTATTTTAATTTTATATTTATTTTTTTTTGCTATTTCTATAAATTCTTTTCTTTGATCTTTTTTTGTATTTGTATTATCAACCACAATTTGATATCCATGATTAATATAATCATTGTATAATCCCATCATTTTCTTCTTGTTCTTTATAGTATCCAATGAAATATACTTATATTCAGAATAATAATTAATTGCTATATGTGATTTTCCGCATGCAGGTAATCCAACCATTAATATAACTTCTTTATTTTCTTTTTTTAAATGTAATTTTTCTTTTGTAATATATTTTTTTATATCAATTTTATCATAAATATCAATTATTTTTCCTTTGTCATCTTTTTGTTTAAATAAATCTTCGGGTAATTTAAATTCAGCATCAATATTAAATGCAAAATAATAATCACTAATACTAAAATCTTTGTCTTTTGATTTATATATTCTACCAGCTGCATCTCCACAATATATTAATAAATCTATATCTTCATCTTTGAAATTATTTAATTCTAAAAATAATTTATACATACCAGTGTGAGGTTTTCGATATATATCATCTTCTGTTGAAATAAATATAGATATTTCAAAACCAAGATCATTATAAATTTGATTTATTTTTTTTTCAAAATTTTTAATATCATCTAATGTATTAATTCCTTTTTGATTAGTAAAAATAACTAGGTTGTAGTTATTTTTAATTCTATTTAATTCAGAATTTATATTATCATATTGATAAATCCAATCATCAAAACTTTTAGGAAATTTAGCGCCAGATTTAGTTTTAATCAGAGTTGAATCTAAATCAAAACCAATTATTTTTTTATTATTATTTTTAACTAAATAATAATAACAAGAATCTTTTTTAATAAATTTCATTTATTTATAAATATAATAAAATAAAATAAAATAAATATCAATTTTTAAATTTTTTGAACTTTTTCAGCAACAACTTTATCAAGTATAATTTTCTCTTTTTCTTTAGTACAAGAATGTTCTTCTGGAAATCTATGAGTTGGACAATATCTTTTTAAATTATCACATGGACATGAATAATTTGCAGAAATTATTAATTTTTTTTTACAAATAAAACATTTATTTAATATTTTAATATTTTCTTTTTGTTTTAATGTATTAATATTTCCGGTAATATTTGATTCATAATTTTTAAGACTTCCATTCATTTTAGATAAATCAAAATTTACATCTAATAAATTGATATTTTTGATACCGTCCATATAATATATAATTAAAATAATTATGTATTATAAAAAAATATTAATTTCAATTTTTAATGATTTGATCATGAATTGTTTTTATAATATTATTTGTTTTATCTTCATGAACCACATAACTTTTTGTTAAATTATTTGGACTATAATGTATAATTTCATATTCTATTTTTGGTAAATAAATATATTTATCTAATTCTTCAAGATTATTTGTTACTAAAGAAACAATACTGTTATTGTTTGTCATTTCAACTTGATATTTTTCAGATAAATCTTCAAATACTTCTTTTAAAATATTAATATCTTTTTCATCTGTTGTTGTTGAAATACTAAATTGTGATGTTGTTATAATATTAATATTTATTTTTTTATCAGAAAAAATTTTAAAAATATCATATACAAATCCATATCCATTCCACATACATAATGAAGTAATTTTAAACAAAGTAACATTTTTTTGAGATGTAACACAAAATACTTTTTCATTAGAATTATTTATAATAGTATTTTTTTCATTATTATTAAATGTATTAAATATTTTTATTGGTATATTTTTTTGTTTGCATGGTAAAATAGAATATGGATGCATTACTTTTGCACCCATCCCTGCCATTTCTTGCACAATTTCATAATTAACTTCATTCATTAATTTGGCATTTATTATCCAGTTTGGATCTGCCGAAAATATTCCATTTACATCAGTCCAAACTTGATATTCTATAGCATCTAATTTATTCGCAATTAAAGCTCCGGTTGTATCACTTCCTCCTCTTCCTAATATAATAGTTTTAGATGATGGACTTGAAGCTATAAATCCTTGAGTAATTAAAATTTGATTATTTTTTAGATATAGTAAAATTTCATCTGAACAATAAAATTCAACACAAGGATATAATTTAGATGTTTCTTTAGAAGATTTAATATAATCATACGAATTTCCTAATATAATTTTTTTTTTATCACTCAAATTTTGAACTAATTGATATAAAATATGTGTGCTAATAATTTCCCCATAACCAATTATTTTTGCTTTCAAATATACATCATTATTTGTTTCATAATCTGAGACAAAAGTAAATAGTAATGTAAATATATCATCTATAAAAATTTCATTAGAAGGATATTCTTTATTTAATTCATCAACAAATTTTATATTTTTTAAAATAACTTCATCAATATATTTTTTTTCTTTTGTTTCTAAAAATTTTTCTAATAGATTTGTTACACCACTAACAGCTGATAAGACTATAACTAATTTTTCATCTGTTAAAATAGTTTGATTAATTATCTCAACCAATTTCTTATAACCAATTACTGATTGAGAAGTGCCCCCAAATTTTATAACTTTCATTTAATAATAATAAGAAAAAAGATTACTAACATAAATTAAATACTTATCAATTTTTTATTCTATTGATGTTCTTTCTATATCAATTACTATTAATTTAACTTTTAATTTATCACTCATATCTTTAACAAATTGTCTAATATAAAATCCGGAAGATACTGAAAATTCACAAGTAAAAACATCATAGAAATCATCAAATTCATATTCACTCCATTGTTTTAAAGTTTCACCCTTTCGAAATTTATCATCTTCAATTCTACATAATTTATCAAAAAATTCATATTTAATATCAATACCAGTTTTTTTTTCAATATTAACAATTTTCTTTTTATATATTTTAACATCTCTTTCAGGAATATTATCAATTGTATATCCATTAACTGTCCACCACCATAATGCTTTTCTTTTATTATCTTTATTTTTTTTATTTGGTTTATATGATGAAAATATATGATATTTTTGTTTATATTTATCTGGAAAATTATTTATATAATTAATAATATCAATTAATTGTATATATTTTTGTTTATCATCTAATGAATGTATTCCTAAAATATCATCAGTATCTGTATTTACTGACATTATAAATTTAAATTTATAGGTTTTATTTTTTCTCATATATATTTCCATTAATGAAACATCATCATCTGTTAAAATATTTATTAATCCATGCGCCATTGGATCTAATCGACCAACATAAGCTATTCTTTCATTTTTATATTTTTTAATTAATTGTCCACATGTAATTCCTACTGGTTTATATTCCGTAATAATCATAATTATATACTATTAAGATTATTCGTTTAGTAATTAATAATATCAATTTTTGACTATATTAAATCTACATTTTTGTATTAATTCAATATAAAATTGTTTATATTATAGATTAAATACCTACACATTTTTGCTTGGTAATGTACGTTTCTTGAGATTTATTTTTTTATTAATATATATATATATATATATATATATGAATATGTACATATCTATAGGTTCTCAATGTACTACACCTATATTATTTGATAGATTACAAGTGAAGAAAGAATCTTTGCCTTTTGACTGGATGTTTTCAACACCACAATTTGTATATACGATAATAAAACTTTTATTGATTGATAAAAAAGAAATAGACGATATTATAGATAATTATTTTTTTGTATGTGATAAAAGAGCAGTATTTCAAGGTGTAGAACATCATATTATAAATACAAATGGTAATGTATTAGTAAATTCAAAATATAATGTCTGTTTTCCACATGATACAACATCAGACAGAGATAAATATATACGAAGAATGGAAAGATTCAAGCAAATACTATTAGATACGGACAACTATCTTTATTTTGTATATGTTTCGGTTTCATCACCGAATAGTGGCAATTATACAATTGATGGAGTTGAACCTATACAACAATTATATGAATATATTGAACAAATAAATAACATTCTCAAAGATATACGAACCACTTATAAAATAATTGTATTTGATACGAATAAGCGTTATGGCGTTATATCGTCAGATATTTTACATCTTATGTATTATGATATAGAAAAGAAAAATAATTGGATGGAATTATTACCAGAATTGATTGATAAATGTAATAACCTAATAAATAATAAGGTTATACATAAATAATGTTATGTTTTATATATTATCCCATTTGATATTAATTCCACCTCTTTGTGTTGGCTCAATATCAAATTGTTTACATTTTAATATATTATTATATTTAGAAATTCTATTAAACCAAATATCTTCAATATGTATATAATTCGATTTTTTATCTATTTGAATATTAAATATATCTGAATAATTTTTATAATGACATCCAATCATTTCACACCGTTTTTGATTATCTTGTGTTAAACAATTGTAATTATTTAAATTATAATTATTGAGATAAACTTCTAATTCTGGAATATAAAAACGAGCAGTAATTTTAATTATAAATGAATTTTCATTTATAATTTTTGAATTATTAATTGCGTAATAAATCGAAAAAAATTTCACTATTTCCTTTTGATTTATCATCTTTTAAATATTTTGCACTATCTAATTCATCTTCTTTAAATATAATAACTTCAAATCTTTCTTTATATAATTCTTTTTCTTCATTTAATTCCTTATAATTATAACCAGAATTATCAACTAAAATAATATAAAAATTTGTTTCAGTTAACCATTTTTTAATTGATTTTAAATAAGTATTAAGTCTTTCATTTTTATCAATTTGATAAAGACATATTTTATTTTTATTAATAATTACAGTAGACGTTAATATAATTATTTTTTTAATATCCATTTAATAATATATAATATATATTATATATAAAAAACTAAATATATTAACGTCTACTGTAATTTAATAAAACTAATTAGAATAACAAAGTACATTACCGGTTATATGCCATAACATATGAGAAAATGAAGATTTATGATGACCATAAACTTCTTCTGAATTTTTTCCAAACATAAAATCTATAAATGCCAATTCTTCAAAATTATAATCAACTAATTCATCTTCATTTTTTGTTATAATTTGATTAAAATCTGGATCATTTACATCTATATCATTTAAATCTATTATAGATTTGAAATTAGATGTGGCTATATATATTTTTAAGGTTGTATTTTTAAAATTATTTTTTATTCGTAAATAAAGATCTTTAAATGGTTCAATTTTAATATCAAAACATCTTGTAAAATCATGTTCATATCTATAATGAATAAAATTATATTTTTCATTATTGTCGAGTAATTTATTTTTTATATTATTATATAAATTTATCAATCTTATAGATGGTAGTATTTTCTTATTTAAACCGTGTATCTCTATATTTCTAAATCTATTAATTACATGGAACCATGGTATCATAATATATTCTTTATCAATTTTATTCAAAACACTAATCACATCAGTATTATCAAATAATTTATTTAAATTTTTATTACTAAAATTATAAGTATTTTCTTCAGTCATTTTAATAAGATTTATATCTATAAATAAATTTTTATATGTATTTATTAGATCTGAAAGATCAAATAATTTATTAAAATCTTCATAAACCCAAGTAGTTAAATTTTTATTTCTAAATTCACAATATTTAAAACTAAATTGATAATTATGATAAACACAAAAATTAATTGCATTGATTATATCATAAAATTGATTACATAATCCTCCAACAGAAGAAAAAATTAAAATCATATATATATTTATTTATATATATATTTATATTTATATTTATATTTATATAAACATATATATGAATAAAACAAAACAAAAAATTGCAATATGTTTTTCCGGTCATCCAAGATCATATAAAAAATGCTATGAAAATATAAAAAAATATTTATTAGATAGATATGATTGTGATATCTTTATCTCTTCATATTTTATGTCAGATGAAATATCAAATGATATTATAAATATATATAATCCAATTAAATATATTTTTCATAATTCATATATTATACAAAAAAAATCTGATATATATAATGATACATTAGGTAAGATTAAATACTTGAATGTTGGTCTTGGTAATGAAAAGTCTCATAATATAGATTATAAAAATTATAATCTTGATAATATTTTAAATAATGCATTTCACATAGATAAGATTAATATAAATAATTTGACATATGAATATATTCCATCTATTTTTATATCTCAACTTTTTGGTATATATGATGTTTCACAATTATGTTTTGAATATATGAATTTAAATAGTATAAAATATAATTATATTTTAAGAATGAGATTAGATACTCATATAATTAATAAAAGTGGAAATGAAAATTTAGAGATTTTTGATACATTTAAATTAAAAAATGATGAAATTTTATTTAATTCCATTCAAGATTATAGTCATTCTGCAAAAGTATCTGATTTTTATTGGGCAGCAATACCTGATGTATATTTTAAAATGGCGAATATTTATAATAGATTACACGAAGTAATTAATTTTATAAATAGTAATAATAAATGTTGGTATCCTATTATGGGAAGCATAGAAACATTAATATTTATTTATACATTAATAAATAAGTTAATAATAATTGAATCAAAAAATAAATTTATAATTCATAAAAATAATATGTAATTTATTTAAATAATTTTTGTGTTTTTTGTAATTCATGCCAATGTTTATCATTACCATGATTAAAATGAAAACCAATTTGATAATATTTAAAATATTTAGTAAAATCATATACAGCAGTATTATATTTTTTAAAATGTAACATATTTGTAATATTATCACAATCATCTGAAATTTTCACTAAAAATAGCGATAAAATTGAAAAAAAAATAGAAGACCCAGTTAACATAAGTATATCATATTTAATATAGCCATTTATATTTTCTAAGTCATATTGTTTTTTTAAATTATTAATAATATTATTTATTGCTAAATTTAAAATATTATTTTTTTTTTTACTAATTAAAGAAGAACAATTAAAACATCTATCATTTTTTGCAATTACAAAATCATAATTTTTATATTTTTCAAATAATTCATTTATATTATTTGTATCATGATTAATATGTGTATCCAAATAGAGACCACCATAAAAATATAAAAATATTAATCTTGCAATATCCGCTTTAGCAGCATAAATATTTATTTTATTATATAAATTTAATAATTCTGGAAAAATAATATTTATTTCTGAAATACTATTTATTTTTTCATCATTAATAATTTCAACATTAAAATCATTATATTCAGATTTAATTTTATTAATATTATTTGTAAATACATCAGGCATATCTCTAGAGTAATCCCAATAAAACCATATATTTTTTGGAAAATTATCTGTCATACTATTATCTACTATACTATTATCTGTCATACTATATATATATATATTTATTTCTATATTTAAACTTTTATTTTTGGAAACCAAATAGTATTATGTTCTTCATCCCCTTCAAAATCTGTATTATTATTAATATTTTTAGTATAATAATATACTGCAATTGATTGTCTAGAAATACTTGATGGTATTAATAAAGGAATTGGATGTCCATGAACACTTTGATTAGTAGTATTAAAAATGATACATCTATTTAATATGGGTAATATTTTTTTAACACAAATCATTTTTTCTTTATCACATAAACATAAATGACCATTATATATTTCTTTCCATTTAGGATTCATATAAATAATTAAATTAATTCTTCTATCTAATTTAATACCGTTTTTGTAATATGAATTAAAATCTGTATGTAATTGAAGATATCCATCATTTTTAATTCTATGTATTCCAGCCCCTCTTAGTTTTGTATTATTAGTAATTAAATTGTTTATTCCTGTTAATTTTTCTAAAAATTTAATAAATTGAATACTATTTAATTCTCTAAATAATCTTTTTATAAAAATACCATAATTACTTTCAAATGCATATTTATTATATTCATTCGGAGAATCTGGATTATTAAATTTCCATTCAGCATTATTATCATCTAATATATTTATATTTTTTAATAAATCGCATAATAAAAATTCATTTAAAAAATTATCAATAACTGTATGAGGAAATGGATATTCTTCATATTTTATTTTTATTAATTTTTCATAATTTATAAATTTTAAATTATTATTATATTGCATAATAATAATAATAATTAATCTTCTTCTAAATTAAAATTCTAATAAAGTTCTAATATATACCTTACACATATACCAGCGAATATTAAAGATAAAAGTAATGGGATAACCCATAAATATTTATAACTTTCAACACTGTCTTTAACAAATGAATTATGGAATGACATAAAAAATAACCATATTAAAAATATTAAAACTAAAACTACAAAAAATTTTTTTATATTTTTGTTAAATAATTGATCCATTATAATATATTATTTATATTTATTTTAATTGATTTTTTAATTGAATATATTTTTCTTTATATTTCATATATTTTTCATAATAATCTCCACCATTTTTTACTCTTGATGATTGATGTATTCTTGGCATCATTAATGAACTTCTTGGTACAACTGGAGAAGTTCTTTTTTTTTCAAATCGTCTATCTACAATTGGAGATGAATCTCTTTGAAATGTATTATAAGGTCTATTAATACGTGGTGAAGAATATGGAGAAACAAATGGTGATACAACATATGGTGAAAGTGTTGGATAAATCGGATTATTTGGGAATGTTAAGAAAGAAAAGAATGGTTCTGGTACTGGTCTTAAACGTAATGGAAAAATTGGTCTGTAGAATTTATATATAATTGTTTCGGTATCTGATGAACTGGATGGTTTAGGTGGTTCTGGAGCATCTTTGATACATTTATCTAATGGATTACCATCTTTTTTTGTTGAATATTGAGAGTCCTTAAAGAAATCTTGTAATGTAGTATTTGTATTATCTTTAATTTCACTTGTTTTAAAAAATTTATACGTTTTTAAATTATTAATTTTTTCTTTTTCATCATCAGAAACTTTTAAAATAATTGATTTAGATGTTTGATCACAAATTTTAAAATTTTTATACTCATATTTTATTAAATCTTTTAATTTATTATCTGATAGATATTTTTCTAGTTCTGTTTTAATATCATCATTATCTAATGTTGACTTTACGGTTATTGATGGTAATGATTTATCAGTTTCTTTTAACATCATTTCACTATTTGGTGCTATAAATAAAATAAATAATTCTGCTGGCATTTATATAATATATATTTATAAAATAATTATTCAAAATCTGGATTCCATCCATTAAATCCATTTAAAAATTTTTCTAAAAACCAATTTATTTTTTTAGATTTTGTTCTATAATATGCATCTCCAAAATCTATAATATAAATTTTATTATCTTTTTCAATAAAATTATATGGTGTAATATCTATATATTCTATTTCTGCTTCATTATATAACTTATCAATTATAATATGAATTTGTTCCCATATTTTTTCGGAAATATTTTCTGGTTGATCTCCATATTTATCAGCAATACACATTTCATTTAAATGTGTCATTGAAATTAAAGCTTGCTCGTCATTATAAGCTACATCATATATTTTAGGTGTTAATACGTATTTATAAGCTCTTTTTTGTAGTTCAACTTCTAAACCTACCTTACCCTGGCCTCTACCAGATATTTCATAATTAATAGTTTTAATTAATATTGACATTTTTATATATTAGATTATAATGTTTCTTATATAAATTTTAATTTTCAATATTTTATTATGATTTAATTACTAATATTCAAAAATTATTGAAATTAAAAATTTATAAATATATCATCTAAATTTATAAATAATGTTTAAAATAAAAAAATATATTAAAGATAATATTATGTTTGAAAAAAAAGAATTATTAAAAAATATTAAAAAAACCTGGATTGAATTATTAGATAATTATGAATTAGATAAAATTATAGAAAAATTAAATACCTATAATAGCTATATTTTACCAACTAATAATAAAATATTTAATGCATTTAAATATTTTGAATTAAAAGATACAAAAGTTTGTTGGATTGGTCAAGATCCATATATTGGATGTCATCAAGCAATGGGATTATCTTTCTCGGTACCCACAGGATGTTTAATACCGCCTAGTTTAAAAAATATTTTTAAAGAATTAAATTTAAATGATCATACTAAAGGAGATTTAACTTTATGGGTTGAAAATAATGATTTTTTAATGTTAAATACATCATTAACTGTTTTTGAGGGAAAATCAAATTCAAATCAAGATTTATGGAAAAATTATACTGATAATTTAATTAAAGAAATATCAAATAAAACTAAAAAAATTATATTTTTGTTATTAGGAAATTATGCTCAATCAAAAATAAAATTTATTGATGAAAAAAAACATATTATAATAAAAGGAGTACACCCAAGCCCATTAAGTGCTCATAGAGGTTTTCTAGGAAGTGGAATTTTTAATGAATTAGATGATAAATATAAAGAAATATTTAAAAAAGATATTAATTGGGAATTATAACTTTTTTTTATTTATTTTCTTTGATGTTTTCTTTGATGGTTTCTTTGATGTTTTCTTTGATGGTTTCTTTGATGATTTCTTTGATGTTTTCTTTGATGTTTTCTTACGAGATAATCCCATTTCTGAAAGTATAATTGCTCTCATTTGTCCAAGAGCATTATCATAAGGAAGTCCTCTTTTAGAATAACATTCTTTTTTACCAATTTTTTTACAAACTTTAAACCCATCTTTAACTTTTTTAATTTTATAAGGCATTATATAAACTATATATATAAAAGTTAAATAGTTCTATTTATATAAAAAACATCAACTCTAATACCAACTGGTACTGCAACACCACGTAACCTTAATTCATCTAATAATTCTCTTAAAGTTATGAATCGTAAACTATCAACCACTGGAATTTTTCGGATAATAGTTCTACATAATCTTTCATTAACTAAATTATTTAATATTGCTGAATTTACATTTTCTATAAAATAATATTCATCATCTCCAATAATAATTCTATCATCACGTATTGATGTTACTAAGGGTCGATTATCAGTAAAGATAATAATATTTCCTTGAAATGCATAATTAATACTACCTGCTAATAAGGATTCAGCCCATCTTCTAGATATTGAAGCATTATGCATATCATCGTCTAAAAATCTACCTGCTGGTAATAAAGCACTTGGTTCTATTAACCCTCCATTTAATTTTTCTTTTAATTCTTGATATTTTTGTTTATATTTTAAATATTTTGCATAGTAACCTCCATGTCTTGAAACTGGTAGTGCAACATTAGCATTTAAAATTGTTCGATCATTTACTGCATGTAATGGTAAAGGTAGAGCCGGTACAGGAGCTGGAAGTGGTAATAGAACAACTGGTGCTAAAGCAACTGCTAAAGGACGTCCTCCTAGCCAAGTATTAAAATGAACTAAAGAACTATGTGATATTGGATTTAATGGAGGTAGTGCGGCAATACGACGGAATTCTGGATATCCTACATCTCTTCTAAAACTATGATATATTCTTTCTAAAATTCTTTTTTCTAAATTATTACAATTATATATTATAACATTTCTACCAAGTGCATTTAAACCAATATCTGTAAACCCCGCTTCATGAAAAATTAATTGATTATCCCAATCGTTTCTAAGATTGAATTTATTTAAAAGTCCTTCGATTCCAGTTTCTTCCATAAATTCTCTGATAGCATTTGGTACTACATTTTCACCAACTTTTCTTGTTCCTCCAATGAATCCTTTTAAACCACCTGGTTTATAAAAACGATGCTTGCATTTTAGCCTAAATGATGGTGGAATGATATGATTATTAATTGATAAAGCTATAGTTCCTCCTAATGAAATATCGAATCCATTTGGATCCAAATGTATGGGAGTTAATCTAGGTCCAATATATCTATGTATATTAATTAAATCGACCTTTCTTACTCTATTTAAATAAAGTAACATTATGGGTAATAGAGCAATATTTGGGGGAAAATATAAAGATCTTGTTTGAAAATAATTTGAATTTCGATCATGAACTCCTCCAGGAACATCAATTGGTTGATTATCTGGTCGTGGGTTCATATGATATAGGGGATCACCTAAATTATATATCTGATTATATTCTCTTAAGTCTTTGCCTTCTTTTATTATAAATAATTCTATATTTCCACCATCATTCACATAAGTAAACATTAACATTGCACCTGGGGCGGGTATAGCAGCTACAGCTGGTCTACCAGGTGCAGCTGGTACAGCAGCTATGTCAACCATATCATTTACTAGAATTTGGTTATTTATATAATTAAAATCAACTACTCTGGGTCCGGCCATTTAATATATATATGTATATATTAAAATTAATCAAAATTTATTTAAGTAAAATGTAAAATATTAATTTCTTAAATTAAATTTTTATAAATTAAACACCATCAATATATTCATTTTCTTTTACCTGTATTCTAGGCAAGATGTTGATTGCCATTAATTCTTGAAATAATAATTTAGTTGCATAAGGGATTTCTACTAGAGAAGTATCCGTATTGTTTCTACAAGCTGTGCAAATATAAATATCTTTATCTATAATTTTACTGGCTATTAAACCACATTTATTACATATATGTACTTGATACTGATCCGACGTATTAAACATTCTTTCTCTTAAGAATATAGAAGCACCATGGGAGGTCATAGACCAGCATTCCATCTCACCAAAACGGAGTCCACCGTCCCTACTTCGTCCCTCAGGTGGTTGCCTGGTCAATATTTGTGCCGGTCCTCTGGCTCTCCCGTGTATTTTATCTTTGACTAAATGTTTCAATCTTGCATAAGCAGATACACCAATAAAAATCTTACATTTCATTTTCATACCAGTGTATCCACAATACATTTCTTCTTCTCCATAATCATCAAATCCATTTTCTTTTAATACATCATTTAATTCTTCAATATCTACTTTTTTAAATGGTGTACCATCAATGTATTTTCCCTTGATTGCACCAACTTTACCACCAAACATTTCAATTAATTGTCCAACTGTTTGACGGGTAGGTAAGCAACAAGGATTAATAATTAAATCAGGAATCATACCAGATCGAGTATATGGCATATCTTCTGCTGGTAATAATGCTCCTGTTGTAGCTTTTTGTCCATAACGTGATGCATATTTATCTCCAATACCTGGTATTCTTTCTGATCTAACTCTCATATTGTACATTTCATATCCTTCATTATCATATATTCCACTCCATACTTTATCAATTACACCATCACTATTTGACTTATAAATTTCACTTTCATCTTTGAAAACTTTATTATTTGCATTAGGTTGAATTGGTGATACTTTTCCAATAATAACATCTCCATTATGAATGACAGTTTCTTCTGGGACAAATCCTTTTTCATTTAATTTGTCATAGTTACCATCTTTCATACCTGTTGTTTTTGTTGAATCTGGTTTCATAAATATTTCATCTTGAGATGTTGCTGGATTTTTTTCTAAGCTAACTTTATATTTTTTAAATCCAGTTGCTCGATATAATCCTCTTTCAACTGCTGTTTTATTAATAATCATTGAATCTTCTTGATTGAAACCAGAATATGATGCAATTGCAATTACTACATTTTCGGTATATGGAACATGTACTGTATTAAGATAATTTACTGATTTAGTAGTTACAATTGGTCTTTGAGGATGATATAAAATGAACGAAATATCACTTCTATGTCTATAATTAGTTGTATAAATTCCCATAGATTGTCTGATGTGAGAAAAGTAAACTAAGTTTTTAGTTGAATAATTATGTTCTGCAAATGGTTGTAATGAAGCAATAGATCCTAACATTAATATTGGATTTAATTCTGAATGTGTATATCTAATATATACTGTATCATTGTATCTATTTAATGTATTTCCATGTGGATTCGGATCTTTTACAACTATAGCATTTTTACGTTTTTCATCATATAATTTATGTAATTCACTTGCAATCATTAAAGAATCAGTTGATTCTAAATCAATATATTCAATTACACCAGGATATTTAGATAAGAATTCATCCCAATTTTTCATTGTTTTAGCATCTTCTAACATCTTATTAGTTAATAATAACTGATTATCTTTAACTTTTAATAAAGGTCGATATAAACGACCACCATCACAATATATTTTCATTTCCATCTTATTAATATCAAAGTTTATACCAACACTTGGATGTAATCCTTGATTTCTTTTATTTTTTTCTAATATTTCTTTAACTTCAAATGGTTTATCTGTAACACCAATCCATTCTCCATTTAAAAATATTTTAACGTACTCTTTTAATTTAATTGGATCAACATCTTGTAAATTATATAATTCATTTTTTAATATATCTTTAATTAGTGGAAGATGTGAATATAACATTAGTGATATATTTGCGGATAATGAAAGTTCTTTTACTAAACCAATCTTTTGACCTTCTGGTGTTGCATTTGGACATACAAAAAATATTTGATAATTATCTGTATTACGAATTGTGGTAATTTTATTATTAGATGAATCTAATGATGGAGTTAAGAATCTTCTAAAATATGCATTAGTTTGAACATATGAAATTCTTTGTAATAATTGAGCTACCCCTTTTTTCTTTGGATTCCAAGATCCAGTTGCTAAACCAGCTTTTAATCCATTTTCAATAATATTTGGTTTAATTTGTGAAATAATATTAATTGGTGTATCATCATTTAAATTTTTCTTATTAAAGAACTTTGCACAATCATTTAACATTTTCTTATAATGTTGTTTAAATAATTGCCCTAATAAAACTCCAATATGATCAATTCTCTTATGTGCATAACTGTCTCGATCATCTATATCTGTTCTTTTTAATATACAATTTAATAATTTATTACACATATAACCAACATATATTGTTTTATCAATTAAATTTTTACCCATATGAGGTAAAAAATCATTTTCTAATATTTTAATTACATGCATTTTTTTTTGTTGTTCTCTAATTGCATCATCGGTTTCTGAATATCTTTTACTTGATTTTAATTTAGTTGCTAAATATTCAATTGCATCTTCTTGTGTTCTAACTATTTTATTATTTCCTTTTATATCTTTTATTTCAGATAAGGATTTATCTAATGAATATCTTAACATATTTACCATATCATAATCATTAATATCATAAACAATATATTTTATAATATCATAATCAGATGAAATTCCTAATGCTCTCATTAATACAAATAATGGAATTTCAGCAAATTGATTTGTTAAACAAACAATTGAATCATCTTTCTTCATTTGTAATGTAAAAATATTAACCATTCCTAAGATATCAATTCCTTGTGAATTAATTTGAATTTGATAAATATATCCATTTTTAAACGTGTTGTCTTTTTTTGTAAAAACAAGTGGCTTATTAACACAAATTCTTTCATGAGCTAAGATTACTTTTTCTCCTCCTTTTATAATAAAATAGCAACCAGGATCATATGGACATTCAGTATTTGGTAAATCTTTCCGTAAATTTGTTATACAATATTTTGATTTTACCATGATTGGAATTTTTGCTACTGGAGCTTCTTTTTCTTCAGCAATGACTTTACTTGTAATTTCTTCAGTTTCTAAATCAACAATTTCTAAAACTTGTTTAACATCTGCAACTAATTTTGATTGATAATCTAAATTTTTTATTCTAGCATCTTCTGGAAACATAAGTTCATCATTATTTTCATTAATCGGTGGTTTTAAACCAATATTATCAAATTGAAATTTGTGACGATAAATCTTATTATTTTTGTATTTTTCACTAAATATATTCTGACCATCTTTTAATTCCTTATATATAATTTCTTCAATAAATTGTGCAAATGAATCTCTATTAGATTTATAAAGATCACCTTTTAAAAGTAAATCTACCAAAGAAAATATATTTTCATTATTAACTTCTTGATTCATTGTTTTATAATATATAAATAACTTTATATTTAAATTATTGATAAATTCAATTTTTATATTTTTTTTGAATTTTTATAAAATATATTATAGATCAATAGATTAATGTTTGAATTTTTCACTAATAAAAAAAAAACTATTAAAGAGCAAGATGATATGAAAAATTTAGATAAAGCAATATTTGAGATATTAATGAAAGATAATAAATCAAAAAAAGAGAAAAAAGATAAAATTAAAAAAGTAAAAATTACAACTGAAATAGTTTAATATATTTCTGTTAAATTATAATTTTCATCTGTAACAAATGTTAATTTAATTATTAATAAATTATTAAATTCATAAAATTTTTTTGTATCAATAAATTCTCGAATAATTTCTTTTTCAATAATAAATAATTTATTTATTTTACAATATTCAATATATTTTTTGTATAAGTCATCAAAATTATCAAATAGGATTGATCCAATCCCGGATTTATTCGTAATTGCAAATATTTTGTATTTTAATATATATTAAGATAACTTTAAATAAACAATATTTTTCAATTTTTTTATTTTATATTTATATTTAAAATGGGTAATAGCCAAATTAATACATTTCCTAAGCCAATCAGTAAAATACCATCACTTGCAAATATAATTGCACAAATACGTCGTGGTGAAAATATTGATCATTTAATTGTTGCTGCAAAAGAAAGACGAATAGTAATGAATGAACTTTTAAATACAATTTTAGAAAAAAATAGAATGGTTGGATTTCAGTTTTGTGTCAAACCACTCGAAGAAGATATAAAAGTTTTACAAAATTTATATAATGAACCACACTTACAGGATATTGCAAGAAATGTTACATGGACATTTATACATATTAATTCAAATTTACATACTTTTACAGATAAAGATATTAGTTTTCTTCAAGATATTGCAAAAAAATTTCATAATGTATTTAGTATCAATCTTTATGGTGACATAGACATAAACTATAGCGGTGTTTTTATGAGGGATTAGATAATATTTTTATCTTTAGACTAAATTGATCTCTCATAAATTCACACTAATTTTTTTATTTTTAAATAATTTTAAAAATAAAAAAATTGATCTCTCATAAATTCACACTAATTTTTTTATTTTTAAATAATTTTAAAAATAAAAAAATTGATTTAAAAATATGTTTTTATTTATTACATAAATTTTATAATTAATGAATGAACTAAATTTTGAAGATGATATTTGGAAAGAATTTGATTTAGAATTAAAATCAAATATTGAAATAAATAAAAATGAATGTCCTGAATGTAAAAATGTTCATATAATTGTTGATATTAAAGGTGCATCTGTATGTCAAGATTGTGGATTAGTATTAGGTTTTACACTTGATAAAAATCCAGAATGGATTAACGGTGATGATGGCAATAATGGAGAAAATGATAGATGTGGTAATGCAACAAGTTATTTTTTTCCACAATCATCATTAGGAACTAATATTAAAAGTCATAAATATGATAAAATTAAAATGGTCCATGATTGGAGTCAAATGCCGTATAAAGAAAGAAGTTTATACGAAGTATTTCAGTATATAGATGCAAAATGTGATAAAATTGGATTAGTAAAATCAATAATAGATAATGCAAAAATATTATATAAACATATTAGTGATTTAAAAGGTTTAAATGGTAAATCAATAATTATTAGAGGAATTAATCGTAAAAGTTTAATTGCTGCATGTGTTTATAATGGTGCTAAAAATCAAGGATTACCTAGAACAACAAAAGAAATTGCTGATATTTTTTCATTAACTATAAAACAAGTAACAAAAGGAAATCGAAAATATGATAATCTTATTGATAATTATAAATTCATAAATGAAAATAAATGTAATCTTTCAATTAATTATATTGAAAGATTTGGTAATAAATTAAAAATTCCAACTCATATTTTAAATCATGCTAAACAAATATCATTAAATATATCAAAAATTGATATTGCATGTGGTCATCAACCACCTTCAATTGCAAGCGCATCACTTATGATTGCATTAAAGAATGCTAATTTAGATATAGATAAAAAAATAATATCTAAATTATTTGATATTAGTGATGTTACTATTACAAAAACATATAAGAAGATATTGGAATATGAATATATAATAATAGATAATAAAATGACAGAATTAGTTTTAAACATGTCACAAAATGAATTTCTAAAAACAAAATTATTAAATAAGAAAATATCAAATGATTATATCAATCAATATTTTGAATATATTAATCATTTATTATTTTTTAATAAATTTACAAATTCATTGAAATTAAATGATTATAAATTTCATATTGAATTATTTACTTTATAATTTCAATAATTATAAATGTTATAAATAAATATATAAAATAATTTATATCATAATATCTAGGGTGCCAATAAAAATCATAATTCAATGGTCCACTCATTAAAATAAATAAATTTTCTAATTGGAAACTTTTTTCACCAGATGAATTAGTTCTATACCAAATATTTTTCATATGAGGTGATATTTCAACATAAATTGCAAATATTATAGTTGATATTATTATTGCTAAAAATAAATAAAATAATATATTAATAATTTTATTTGATAACATTATTAATATATATATATATAAAATAATTATCCAATTAAATTATCAACTATTTCCTGATTATATACAGATAATTTATTTTGATATGTATTAATATGATCATGATTAAAATATTCATATTTGTAAAAAACAATAAATTTAACATTCGGATATTTCATTGAAAAATCTCTTAAATATGTAAAAAAATTTTCAGGGGTATAATGTTCATCTTTATTAGAATTTAAATAATATTTTTCTTTTGAAATATTTGCTTTTATTTCTTGTTCAATTGGAATATCTTTTGAATTATCAATATCATAAATAGCAAAATATTTAACTATAAAATACGGAGCTTCATTTAAATCATTCATTTTAAGTATAATCAAATGATATTTATAAATTAAAAATAATTATTTCAATTTTTATAATTATTTCTTATTTTTTTAATTATATAATTCTGATTTAATTTATTAATATAATGAATATCTGGAATATATCTATTTTCAATATTAATATTAGATGTTAATTTAGTACCAATTTCTAAATTTCCATAATTAAAATTTTCTCTATTAATGTATTCATCGTCTGAAATAATTATAGAATTATTATATTTATTAGCTAATTCTAAAATAAAAGCATCATCTGGACATGTTTTATTATCACCGTGTAATGAAATAAAAATAAAATGATCCGGAACATCTATTCCTGTATAATTTTTAAATCGTCTTGTACCTCCACTTTTTTTAACAACTAAAATAACAATTTTTGATTTGTCATTATAATTTGAAAAAATTCGTTGTACTTTAGCGAATCGATGTTTAATTGGTCCACCAATTAAATTTTCTCCATCAATAATTTCGATTGGATTAATATTATTAAGATTTTTAATATAATTAATAATAATAGCAATAACATTATTATTGATATTATTATTTTCTGAATTTAATTCATACTCATAATTTGTTATATTTTTTTGTAAAATATTTTTATAACTTAAACCCATTTTGTATATAATTTTTATGAATCTACACCTTTAATTTAAATCTTTCAATTTTTTATAATTATAAGATAAATTCATTAACTGCTTCATTTATTTTAGATATTAATTTATATGAAAATGTATTGTCAAATAAATCTGTATAATCTTTTTTAATATCTTCAATATCTTCTTCATTTTCTTTTGAAATTAAAACTTTTTTAATACCTGCCATTTTTGCACCAATTAATTTATGATCTAATCCACCAATTTTTGTTATATTACCTAATAAATCAATTTCACCAGTCATTGCCATATCATTTTTTATTTTTTTATTTAATATTCTTGATATAAAACAAATTGTAAATACTGCTCCTGCACTAGGTCCATCTTTAGGTGTTGAACAATGAGGAGCATGTATATGAAACCCATTTGTAAATTTATCTTTTAAAATTTTATTAATATCTTTTAATAAGTTGTTATCATTAATATAATTAACCGCCATTGTAAAAGCACATTGTATTGATTCTTTCATTACATCTCCTAAAGAACCAGTTAATTTAAAAACAAATGCAGAATCTCCCGAATAATTATTTTTAATTTGTATTGGAACTATTCCACCAATTCCACTACTAGTTGCATATAATCCATTAATTATACCTACTTCTGGATTATCATAAATTTTAGATATTTGCATTGGTTTTTCATCTAATAATTTTAATATCTCTTCATAATTTAATTTAACTTCATCCGGATATTTAGTTAACATATATTCTTTATTTAATTTCATTATAATTAATTCTATTTTTCTTTTAATATCTCTAACACCAGCTTCTGCAGTAAAATCAATTATTATTCGTTTAAGAGTTTCATTATCAATTATTATTTTACTATTAAATCCAATTGATTTAATTAATTCTGGTATCATAAATTTATTTATTATTTCTATTTTATCATATACTGTATAAGCTTTTACTTCAATATCTATAAATCTATCTAATAAAATAGGATCTACTAATTTTCTATCATTAAAACTTGCCATAATTATACAATTATCTAAAGGAAAATCAATTCCTTGAAAAAATCTATCTTGAAATGATTTATTCATATTTGGATCCGTTAAGTGAATTAAAATAGATGAAATTTCATTAACAGATCCTCCGTGTTTTGTACATGATTTATCTAATTCATCAAAATATAAAATACATCTACCTTTTCCAATTTCACTCATTTTTTTAACTATTATTCCTGGTTGAGATCCAGAATATGTATAGCCATGACCATGTAATAATTCACCATCATTTTGACCTCCTAATGTAATTTGTATAAATGGAATATCTAAAACATCACTAATTGATTTTGCTAATAATGTTTTTCCAACACCAGGTGGTCCTGATAATGCAATAGATGAACCATTCCCAGATGGGTTTGAAATCCATCTAGTAACTTGTAATATTAATTGTTCTTTTACTTTTTTATGACCATATGTTAAATTATTTATACTATATTCTAAATTTTTTATATAATTATTTATATTTTGATTTAATAATTTATTTTTAAAAAAATAAATATCATCTTGATTACTCCAAGGAAAATTAATTAAAATCTTAACAAATAATAATTGTTTATAATAATCATTATTATTTAATTTCATCTCTGATACTTTTTCTAATGCTAACTGCTTAATATTATCTGGCATATATTTTGAATGAATTATTTGTTTTTTATAATCAGTATCTGATGAAATTGATAGTACTTTATTATCATCTCTTAAATTCATATTAAATTTCTTTAATCTTAATTGACTCATAAATGGTATATTATCATAAATTGTATCACATATATTTTGTAATGATTTCTTCTCTTTTAATAAATTATATATCATACCTGCTAAATTAATTGAATTATCATCACCTAATAATAATATACGTATTATATGATAAATATCACTTGCATTGGTTTGTTTATCAATAAAATCTTTAAATATTTGATTAATACTTTTTGAATTTAAATTTAAATATTTATAATATAAATCTTCCAAATATTTAATATAATCACTAATTGTTAATACAATAATATCTGATAATCTTGAATATTTTAATACATTTTTTTTAAATATTTTACTTTCACTTTCATCTAATTCGTTAATTATTGTTTCAATATGTTTTCTTTTATTATATAATCCAATATGAATTATCTGAGATGTTTTTATATAAATATTTATATCATCATTTATAAAATTTCCCTTTAATATTAAATAGTATTCATTATATAAAATATATATATCATATAAATTATCTGATAAATCATCTTTAGAATTAATATTTTTTTTTACAAATAAATTTTCATTAAATAACTCAAAATTTGAATCAACATTTTCTTTTTGATCTATTTTTATGATTGATATACCTAATGGAATAAATATTCTAGAATAAAATTCTACTAATTTACTAGTATTATCATCAAAAGATACATTATATATTTTAAATATATCTTTAATATTTAACATTCCAATATTATTAATTAAAATTTTGATATCATTATTGATATCGAATAAAGGAAATAAAATTTTATTACTATATAAATATTTATTTTTATTTTCTGATAGAATTTTTAATTTATTTAAATGTAAATGTAAAATATCAAATTCCTTATTTGTATTTAATTTATTTATTAATATATCCTTCTCTTCGACTTCTTCTAAATAAGAGATACAATTATTATATATATTATTATTTTTTTTTAAAATTTCAAATAGTTCATTCAAATAAACATTTTTATCATTTAATGATATATTATTATTTTTATATATTTTATTAATATGAAATCTTAAATCATCTATAATTTTAATATAATTATCATACTCTTTGCGTAATATATAGTTCTTGAATTCCTTTATGTTCATTATAAATATAATTATATATTAAATTAAAATAATATACAAATTAATTAGTTAAATTATCAGAATAATTATTTAATATTATTATCTTTTCATCATATGTTTTATTATCATCTTCAATCAAATTAGTAATAAAGTTAATTAATTCTAATTTTAATTTATCTGCAATTTCAAAAGATTCCATATTTTCATGTATTTGATCAATTAAATTATAAAATTCTTTTTCATAGTCTTGTTCTATAACTAATATTTCTTTATTAAATTCTCCTTCAATTTCAGCAGTTGTTTCAATTTTATTATTTAATAAATCTTCACTATTATTATAATTTAATATTAATGTTTCATATTTTGTTTTAATGTATTCATTTTTTAATCTTACTAATTCTACTAATCTTTTAATATCATTTTCTTTTATTTCTATTAAATTATTACAATATTTAGATATATCTAATTTTAATTTATTTTCAAATATACTCAAAATACTACAAATATATTGATTTGTATTATTAATATCATTAGAAATTTCTTCTTTTTCTTCATCACTCATTTTATTTACACAATTTATATTTGTATTAAAATTAATCTTTTCAAAATAATTTCTAAATAAATAAAAATTATCAATTAAATTAATATAATCATTATATAAAGTATCATTTAATTTTTTATTTTCTATAATTTTCTCAATATCATCATCATTTAATTTATTTTTATTTTCTATTACTAAATTTGATGATGCAAAATTTTTTCTATCAGTTGCAGTTATATTTATTAAACCGTTTACATCAATCGTAATATTAACATTAATAACTGGAACATTTCTAGGTTGTTTGGGTATATCTTTTAAAATAAATTCACCAATCATAATATTTTCATGAATAAATTGACTTTCTCCTTGATAAATTTTTATTCCAACTTCTTGTTGATTGTCTTCATCAGTTGTAAATTGCTTTGTTTTAGATACTGGAATATTACTACCTCTATCAATAATAGGTATAAATTGTCCTCCAATTGTTTCAATTCCGATTGATAATGGTACTATATCAAGTAATAATAATTGATTTGATGTTAATTTAAAACCATATAATGATGCTCCATAAGATACTGCAGTTAATGGATCAATTATATAATCAAAAGTTTGATCAAAATACAATTCAATTAATTTTTTAAAATATGGAATTTTAGATGATCCACCAATTAAAATAACATTATTAATTTCATTTTTATCTAATTTTGCAATTTCTAAAACTTTTATAATTGGATTTAATAATCTATCTTTTAATGAATTTAATAAATTTTCATAAATTTCAGAAGTTATATATATATCTGTTAATCCTTCTTCTTTACTTAAATCATGTTTGATTTTTTCTACTAATTTTATGTTTATTTCTGTCTTTTCTAATTTTAAATAATCAAATAATAAATTATTAATATCTTCTCCTCCTAATAAATTATCACCACTAGTTGCTATAACTTCATATATATCATATCCATCGTCATCTTTTGAAGAAGTTAATATAGATATATCAGTAGTCCCAGCTCCAATATCAACTACTAAAACATTTTTATCAAAATTTTTATTATAATGATAATATGTTATACATGCTGATGTTGGTTCATTTATAATACGAAATAATTTCATTCCACATAAAGAAAATGCATCTTTAGTAGATTGTCTTTGTTTTTCATTAAAATATGCAGGTACTGTTAATACTATTTGATAATCCAAAGATATTTTTTTTTCTTGTAAATGATTATCTATAATTTTTTTAACTTTTGATAATAAAAATGAGGTTAATTCAATTATAGAATATTCAGTTTGATGTACTATAATTTTTTCTTGGCTGATTCCTATTAATCTTTTTAAATTTCGAATAATTACCCATTCTTTATCATTTATATTTAATACATCATTTCCAGTAATAATAATAGAATCATTTATTGCAATTAATGATTTTATAAAATTATTATCTTGATTATCTTTTATTATATTTAATTCACCATTATAATAATAAGAAATACATATATTATTAGTTCCTAAATCAATTCCAATAATCATAATCTAAATTTATAAATAAATGATTTAAATTTAACTAATTTAAATTATTTAATATATCAACAAGTATTTTAAATTTATTTTATAAATATTTTTGTAATTTTCTCATTCTACTTAAGAATCCACCAAGAAGATTAGAAATTCCTGATTCAATTTCAATTGAAGCTGGTTCAGCAGAAACTTTTGAGGCTTCAGGATCATCTTGTTCAAGAGTTTCTGTTGGAACATTTGAAACTTTAGAAACTTTTGATGTTTTTTCAATATCTCTTAAATTTTTCTTTTGTAATGTTAAATCATCACTAAAAGTTTTTTGAGTAACAATATTTCTATATGATGTAACATCATCTTCATTGTCAGCAACATCAAGAGGATCATTTAAATCTTTTAATAAATTACAAGGAATATCGGTTGTAAATACATTTTTAACAGAATTTAAGAAATCAATTGTACCAATTACACTAAGAGAATTAATATTATATAAAGATTCAATAAATTCTTTTAAATATAGTTCAAAGTCTGCTTCTGGTTTTATAAATTCTTTATATTTTTGTAATGGTATATCAGATGCTTGGCCTAAATTATCTTTAAATTTATTTAATAAAAATAATATACTGTTATACGAAGGTTTAAGAGATGTTGTTATTTCTATATCTTCATTACCTTTACCAACAAATAATGTTTTAATTTGCTGTCTAAATTTATTTTTAATTGAATCATTTATTTCAACATTATAACTTTTATATGTTTCATATTCTTTTTGTAATGTTTTAAGATCTGTAATATCTATATATGGTATTTTAGGTGGATTATTGGCATTTCTATTTAAATTTAATACACCAAAAACTACAACTTTTAATCCAGATAATTTTTGTCTGGAAATTCTTTCTTCAATATCACCTAATATTGCATCATTGTAATTATTACTGACACTTGAATATGTTTTAAAGCAAGCATCATGTTCATGATTACAAAAGAATTTCATACATGATTCTTTGATAAGAGGGATATTTTTTAATATTCCAGTATCAGATTTATTTCTTCTAATATCTGTAATTAATGATGAAATACGTTGAGACATTCCACTTAATGCATCATTAATAAAAACTCCTTCATTATATCTTTCATTACATTTTTCTTTAACTCCACTTTTATCTAAAACTGAAAGATTACCATCAATACTTTTTATTAATCTATTAGCTAATGTAGTATTTACAGTTGCTAAAATAGGATAAATTGATATTAATTCAACCTTTAATAAATCAAAAAATTTAGGATCAATAAATCCAGAATTATTTATATTTTTACGAAGTTCATCTTGAATATTAGCTGATATTTTAACATTTTTTGTTTTTTGAAGATATTCTAAATATCCTTTAATAAAATCTGCTTGATTTTTAACTTTACTTATAAAATCACTAGTTGTTGTAACTTGAGATAAATTTGAATTAGTCATTATATTTAATATTTCAATATATTTATTATTAGGATTATTTTTATATCTATCTTTAATTGTACTTTTTAATTTATCATCTGATACTTTAATATTTTTTATTAAATCAATAAATACATTTGAATTAGTAAATACTTCATTAATTTTAGCATCTAATACTTGAAAATTATCTTTATTTATTTCTCCTTCTTTTTTAGGATGATATTTATTTATAATTGATATTGGTAAATCGCTATAATTTAAATTACCAATATCATTCGGTAATATATTTTGATTATTATTATTAAAAATAAAATTATAATATTTTTTATTATTATCATATGTTTTTCGATCTTTAATACTTTTAATTACTGGATCATAACCAAAATATTTTAATATATCATTAAATTCAGATAAATTATCACCTTTTTCTGGTGTTATTGGTGTATATTTTAAAGTATTTGATGTAGTATAATATGATTCATTTCCTTCTTCAGTATCTTTAAGACTGGGATCTCTATCTTCATTTTTAATTTCAAAAAATCTAATTTGAGTATTTGTATCTTCACAAGTAAATTTATTTTCAACTCCAGCTAAATCACCAAATATTAAATATTTAGATTCAGTATTATCAGTAGATGGTATTTCAATATAAATTAATAAATGTGATCTTGAACTTGCAGGATTATTTGTTGTTGGACTAACTTTACGTACAGTATCAACAACGGTTAAAATAAAATCACTTAATTTAGTAATACCAGCTTCTTTTGATATTTTATTAATTTCCATATATGTATTTAATTTTGGATGATCTAATTTAAAACTACCATTTTCAATTCTCCATTTATATTTTAAATCATCAAATAGAATAGATTTTTCCTGTTTATTTTTTGGATCAATTATTATATTTCTAGTTTTTTCTTTAAATTCTCCTTCTAAAACTTGATTATTTGCAATTACATATTCAACTTCATTTTTATTTTGTTTCTTTACAAATTTAATTCCTTTGTATTCATTTTTTTCGGTTTTACCTAATACTTCAGAATATAATTCACTTACTGTAATTATTACTTCATTCACATCTATATTTTTTAATAATTCTAATAATATTCCATCATATGTTCTATCTTTTGTTTTTAAAGCTATTAATGTTGATGTTTTTCCTGCACCAGATGCACCATACCCTAAAACAAAGACTGAATTATTTTTATTTAAATTATCTAAAATATCAGTACATTCTACTGATATTTTTTTATTATCATCTGCAGGGGTAAATATTTTAGTAAAAGGACCATATAAATATCCAAAATCATATCTGTTAATTGATTCTACATTTTGTTTTTTTACATCTAAATTAAGATATTTAAAACTATTATTTGGATAATTATATTCATTTATAAATTTACCATTTTGTAATTCTTCAACATTTGGAATATTTGGATTATTTACGTTTGTTTCAAAATCATAAAAATATGCATTAGTATTTGGATCAGGACCAGTTAAATATAATGATTGAGGTCTATTTTGACCAGCTAAATCTTCTAAATATACATTATAATGTTGATTATATTTTTTTTCTTTATGTGTATCACATCGTACTTTTAAATATGTTACAACATCATTTTCGATTAATTTATTTGTTTCTTTTATTAAATTATCTTTGATAGGATTTTTATATAATCTTTGATATAATGAATCTTCTGATGGTGCAGATTTAGATAAATCATTATTTCCATAAAATACTTTTAATACATTTTCCCATGATTGATATAATTCTTTAAATAATGAAAAATGACTTTCATATAATTTTTTTTGTGTTGGATCAATATTTTTACGAATACTTACTTTACTATTAATTTCAGCATATGTTAATTTAAAATAATTAATTAAATTAGATACTATTGCTTGTTTCACATCTGATTTAAAAATACTTTCATATTTATCTGGAAATTCTTTTAATTTATTTAATTGTTCTGGAGAAATAGATAATTCAACACAATTTAATAAAATATTATAATCTGTTTCATCCACTATAATTTTTTTTATAACATCTCTTGATAATTTTAATATTGATAATATTTTTTGATCTCTTAAAAATATTTTATTATTATAATCCCATGTTAATGGATTATTCATTAATTCATCTTTATGGGAAAATAATATTTTATCTTCGTCTGGAATTTTACCACCATTGTAATTTACAATAGAAAATTTATATTTTTTTTGATAATTCATATAAATATATATATATTATATTTATATTATTTTTTAAATTAAATTTTTATATTTATCTTTTATTTCATTATTAATTTTATCAATTATTTTTTTAGATATTTGATCAATATTTTCACTCTTTGTTTCTATTATTTCATTAAATGCTTTTAATATTTGATTTGATATTTGATCAATAATATCTGGTGTTATTATATTTTTTTCATTAATTATTTCATTTAATTGTTTTGATATTTGATCAATATTTTCTATATTAATTTTAGTTCCTTTTGGTATTTTATCTAATAATTGTTTTATTATTTGTTCCATTATTTCTGTATTAATTATTTCTCCATTATTTAATTTATTCGCAATTTGTGGAATTATTTGAGATTTATTTATTGGATTTATTATTTTATTATCATTTATTATTTGTATAATTTGTGTTGATATTTGATCGATTGAATTTGGATTAATATTTGATGCATCATTTATTTTAATAGCTATTTTTTTAGATATTTGTTCTATATTATTAATATCAAATACTGGTGATTTATTAATTATATTTGCCATTTGTGACGATAATAGTTTTATATTTTCTGGTTTAATTATATTTGAATTATCAAGATTTTTTACAAACTGTTTTAATATTTGATCAATATTTTGATTATCTATTTTTTGAAAATTATTAATTGGATTTAATATTTGTTGAGATATTTGATCAATATTAATATTTTGATTAATAATTATATCATTAAATTTTTTTACTATTTGTTTTGATATATTATTAATATTTTTAGGGATTAATATCTTTTCATTGTTAATTAATTTTATAATTTGTTGTGAAATATTATTAATTGTGTCTGATTTAATTAATAATCCTTTATCTTTTTTTTGAATTAATTGTTTATAAATTAAATTAATATTTTCAAAATCTATTACTTTATTATCAATAACTAAATTTACCATTTGTTTTGATATTTCATTAATTTGATTCGTTTTAATTATATCGCCATTAAATATTTGTTTTTTATCAATATTATTTAATATATTTTTAATAGTATTTGGATTTAATATTTTTTTAATAATTTGAGTTGATATTTGATTTATATTATACGGATGATTAATAATTTGAGGATTTATTGTGTTTTTTATTTTTACAAAAATTTGATCGATATTATCAAATGTTAATTTTTTGTCAATAATAATTTTTGATACAATCTGTTTTGATATTTGATCAATGTTTGAACTATTTATAACTATTGAATGATCCATTTGAATGATATTTTTTGAGACTTGTTTAATAATATCATTATTTTTTATTGATTTATTAATTATTTTAAATAATATTATTTGTTTTGAAAATTTATCAATATTATCTGGATTATTTATTTTTTCAAATAATATATTTTTAATTTGTGTTGTTATTAAATCTATATTTTCTAATTCTAATTTTTGATTTATTATTGGTGGTGGAACAGGAGTTACGGGTTTTATTATTGGTTTCGGTTCTGGAATTACTGGTTTTATTATTGGTTTCGGTTCTGGAGTTACTGGTTTTATTATTGGTTTCGGTTCTGGAGTAACAGGTTTTATTATTGGTTTCGGTTCTGGAGTTACCGGTTTTATTATTGGTTTCGGTTCTGGAGTAACAGGTTTTATTATTGGTTTCGGTTCTGGAGTTACCGGTTTTATTATTGGTTTCGGTTCTGGAGTAACAGGTTTTATTATTGGTGGTGGAATTGGAGTTACCGGTTTTATTATTGGTTTTGGTTCTGGAGTAACAGGTTTTATTATTGGTTTCGGTTCTGGAGTTACCGGTTTTATTATTGGTTTCGGTTCTGGTGTTACTGGTTTTATTATTGGTGGTGGAACTGGAGTTACAGGTTTTATTATTGGTTTCGGTTCTGGAGTAACAGGTTTTATTATTGGTTTCGGTTCTGGAGTTACCGGTTTTATTATTGGTTTCGGTTCTGGAGTAACAGGTTTTATTATTGGTGGTGGAATTGGAGTTACCGGTTTTATTATTGGTTTTGGTTCTGGAGTAACAGGTTTTATTATTGGTTTCGGTTCTGGAGTTACCGGTTTTATTATTGGTTTCGGTTCTGGAGTTACAGGTTTTATTATTGGTTTCGGTTCTGGAGTTACCGGTTTTATTATTGGTTTCGGTTCTGGTGTTACTGGTTTTATTATTGGTGGTGGAACTGGAGTTACAGGTTTTATTATTGGTTTCGGTTCTGGAGTTACGGGTTTTATTATTGGTTTCGGTTCTGGAGTTACCGGTTTTATTATTGGGGGTGGAATTGGAGTTACGGGTTTTATTATTGGTTTCGGTTCTGGAGTTACCGGTTTTATTATTGGGGGTGGAATTGGAGTTACGGGTTTTATTATTGGTGGTGGAACTGGAGTTACAGGTTTTATTATTGGTGGTGGAACTGGAGTTACGGGTTTTATTATTGGTTTCGGTTCTGGAGTTACCGGTTTTATTATTGGGGGTGGAATTGGAGTTACGGGTTTTATTATTGGTTTCGGTTCTGGAGTTACCGGTTTTATTATTGGGGGTGGAATTGGAGTTACCGGTTTTATTATTGGCGGTGGAATTGGAGTTACGGGTTTTATTATTGGCGGTGGAATTGGAGTTACGGGTTTTATTATTGGTTTCGGTTCTGGTGTTACTGGTTTTATTATTGGTGGTGGAACTGGAGTTACAGGTTTTATTATTGGTTTCGGTTCTGGTGTTACTGGTTTTATTATTGGAGTTACTGGTTTTATTATTGGGGGTGGAACAGGAGTTACGGGTTTTATTATTGGTTTCGGTTCTGGAGTTACTGGTTTTATTATCGGTGGTGGAACTGGAGTTACGGGTTTTATTATTGGTTTTGGTTCTGGAGTTACGGGTTTTATTATTGGTGGTCGAACAGGAGTTACTGGTTTTATTATTGGTTCCGGTTCTGGAGTTACGGGTTTTATTATTGGTTGCGGTTCTGGTGTTTTACAAAAACTATCTGATTGAATTCTTTTTAAATTTTTAATAACCAAATTGTATTTATTAATTTCACTCAAATATTTATCAATATTTTCATTATTTGAACCTCCTTCAAATGTGGAATATTGTTTTTCTAAATCTAAAATTATTTGATCATCACCAAAACAATCTCTTAATTGTTCAATTATTGATATTATTTTTTCTTTTTTACATTTTTTTATTTTATTAAAATAATTTTTAATAATATCATTATATTTTTTAATTTCTAAATCTACATTTATTATGATTTCTTTTTGATTTGTGCAATTCCTTTTTCTAATTTTATCATATATGTCTACATAAATAATATCTCCACCTAAGACACTTGGAATTTGAACTGAATCAATATTACAATCTTTTAATTCGACTTCTAATTTTTTAATAATTTCTACTAGTTTTTCTATTTCTTTATTTTTAGTATTAATATCATCTTGAGTTTTACTACAATATTTTCTCCTTCTTGGCGAATCACTTATATCTACATAAATATGCTGACCACCAATTTGTTTATTTAATTTATTAATATAATTATTTAAAATTTTATCCATGTTAATTATATTCTCTTTATAAATTAATATTTAAAAAATTTATAATATTAATTATATTATAAATGAATATTGATAAATATATATCTTCTTTTTTATTTGCTATAATAACATCTTATTATATTTACACTCAAAATAATACTTCTGATTCATGGCCATTAATTTTTTTTTCAGTTATAATTAGTAATATTTTTATTCAAAATATTTTAAAATCAAATATTAAAAATTATAATATTAATAAATATGTTTCAATAATTAGTTTAATTTTATTTCTAATACATCCAATAATAAATATGTTAGGTTCATATACTAAACTATCAAATGGATTATCTTATGAACCTTTTGTTTTATATGGTATTTTTATTTTGTATAAATTTTTTGGTAATCCAATTAAATTGGATGAAATAAAAACAAACATTAAAAATGAATTAAATTATGATTGGTTAAATTATTTTACTCCAATTGAATTAATTATTTATTTAATATTCTTAATTTTACCAATGATATTATATAATGATCCAAATAATATTATTATGGTAGTAATCACTCTATTAACTGGATATTATTCATTATTAAGTAACAATTTTATAATTGGTAAAGCATATAATTCATGGAATAGATATATGTTAATTTATTTATTTACTAGAATTATTAAAGATTTTCCTTAAGAATTTATATAATTATAAAATTCATTAATCCATGTATAATCTCTAAATATTAAAGCATAAAATTGATGTGTTTCCGCAATACGATCAAATAATTTTTTATCAGATGAAATTTTATTTTCTCGTTTTAAAAATTCATCTTTTGTATTTTTATTAAAATCTAATAATTTATTAAACATAAAATCAACTGTATGTTTTTCATTATTAAATAATTTTATTTCTTCTATATGATCTCTTAATTTAATTTTATTCATTTTATCATTATTGTGATTTTTATTATCAGAAAATATGTTAGTATATTTTGATTCTATTTTTTTAATTAAATCCGGTGTTTTCTCAAATGAATAAATACTATTAACTGGATTTGAACTATTTAGATTTTTAATTTTATTTTTTATATCATCTTGACTTTTAACATCATGTATAAAATATAAAATATCTTTATCAATATTATCATTTTCTAATAATTTTTTTAATGCCATAAAACGATGTTGACCATCTGCAATATAAAAATGATCTGTTTTCATACCTTCTTCAAAATAACATAATATATCGAGTGGTTTAATAAATTGATCTGGATTTTTTATATAATGATCATAGATTGCATTAACATGAGATTGTGTAATACCTCTATTTTCTTCAGAAAATTCTAAAAAATTTAAAATTTTACTAAATTTATTTTCAAATAATATATTTTTATATACAATATTTCCAAATAATGTATCTCTTGCATACATAGTCGATTCGATAGATGATGAACTATCAGTAGTATATTCTTCAGATGAATCATCTTCTTTTTCTTGTTCGGATTCTTGTTCAGATTCTTGTTCAGATTCTTCAGATGAATCTTCTAATTCTTGTTTTTCTAAATTTAAAACCAATTCAGACATATTATCTTCTTTAATGAATGACATAATTATAGTTAAATTTTTCTTTCTAAATATAAAAAATTGATTATTATACTTTTTTATTCATATATTATAGAATTATATATCTATAATGGCTACACCAGTGTTTGTATCTAAAATATCTACTGAACAATATGAAAAAGAATCTCAAGAAAAAACTAAAATAGAAATGGAAAAATTAGCTGAAAAATTAAAAGAAAAAATGCAAAATAAAAATATATCAGTTAAAGTATATGATACATCAGATGATGAACAATTTTCAGATTCTAATTCTGATAATTCAAATTCCGATTCCGATAATTCAAATTCTGAAAAAGATAATAGAAAACAAAATAAACATAGAAAATCTAGAAAATCTAAAAAAAGAAAAGATACATCAATTGTACATCATGCAGTTATAGCAGAAAAACTTAAAAATGAAATTAATACATTAGAATCAAGATTAAGATATAAAGAATTAGATATGGCAAATTTACAAATTGATTTTCAAAAAGAAAAAGAAATATCAAATAAATATAATTTAGTCATAGAAATTTGTAATCAATTACAAGAAAAAGAATGTTATTTAAATAGTAGAAAATCTAAATTAAGAGAAATATATGATGAAAAAAATAATAATACAAAAATAACATTATATAAAATATTTATAAATGAATTAACAATCTGGCTACAAAATCAAAAAGATAAATTAAGTTATCATTCTTCTGATAAATTACTACCAAAAATTACATTTTTAACTACATTAATTGATGAAAAATACTATAAAATTAATAATGAACAAGATGAATTACTTAAAATTGCAAATGAAAATATAACTAATATCTTATATAAAAATGAATTATATAAATTTTTGATTATATTTTTTATAATATCATCGATGACATCTAGTTTACTTTTTTATGTTTTTTATTATTAATTACAATATTCATCAATAATATTATTTTTTGTATTTAAACTAAATTCTTTAGTTGTATAATTTTTTAATATTTCATCAGTTATTTTATCATCTAAAATTTTTAATAATCCAACTAAATATTTATAATTTTTAGAGTAATCATTATATAATCGATCTATTTTATTTTTGGTATCATAAATATCTGAAAAGTTATCACTTGTTTGTTCTAAATATTTATCAAAATTATATAATTTTAAAATCATTTTACCTAATTCTTGTGTTATTTCAGATTTTTTAATATTAATTAATCTCATTAAACTTTTATTCGTTCTTAATTTATATTCTCCTTCTTCCAAATAATATAAATAAATTTTAAATTTCATACATATTTTTATAAATTTATAAAAAAATTTATCATTTTTACAATTTAAATCAATATATTTAGATATAAAATCAATATTTTCATCATAATCTTCTATAATATATTTTTTAATATTTATTTCCTTCATAATCTATATTATTATAAATTTTAACCAAAGAAACGCAATAATTTTTCATCAAAATTTTTTTCTTTATCTAAAATAAAATAAATTACTAAATCTCCTCTTTGATTATTAACATCTAATATACCTTTATTTTTTAAGACATATTTAAATTTTTCACCATCAAAATTATATTTAAAACAATCATCTATTTTAAGAGTAATTTCTTGATCATCTAAATGAATAAAACTAAATACTAACCCATTAAATAATTGATATAATGATATTTCAAATCTTATAACTAAATCAGTATTTCTTTTTCTATATTTTAGATTATTTATTATATTAATATTAATAATTAAATCCCCTTTACTACTATTACATTCATCTCCTAAATTATCAAAAATAACCTGATCACTTATTAAAGGCACTGTTACAGTTTCTTTTATATCTTTATTATTAACTTTACGCATATAAACAATTTCTTGAGATTTATCATTATATATATCTTTCATATTAGTATTAATATTTAATACAATATTTAATTTTGTTTTTTCTATTTCTTGTTTATATTCTGATTCAGTTATTGCATAATCATTAGTTTCTGATTCAGTTGATAATAAATTATTTGTTTTTAAATTACTTAAAATACCTAATATATCATTAAATGATAAATTTTCTTTTGATATTAATCCCATTATATTAACTATATTTTTGGGATTATTCAAAATATTATTAAATTGTATTTTAATTTTATTAAAAGAAATTATGGTATCCATTTTTGTTATTAAAATATTAAATATTTCTGATATACCATTTGTATCATCTTTATTTAAACTATCATATTTTTTTTTCTTTTCTTCATCAATTAAAATATCATAAGCTGCTTGAATTTGGTGATATTTTTTAATATCAGTATTAGGATTTTTATCAGGATGATATTTTAATACTTTTAAATGATATGCTTTTTTAATTGTTTTTGGACTAGCATTCTTTCGAATTTCTAATATTTTATATAAATCCATTATTTAATAATATGAATTAAACTTTAAATTAGTTAAATATTTTAAAATATATTATTATAATAATATATTAGAATGTCAAGTTTATTAAAAACATTAAATAAAAATCAAAATGAAAAATTTAATCCAGATGTTGCAAATTTATACAATAAAACAAATCAAACAAGAAATACTATAAAATACAATTTTACTAATGAAGGATATAAAACAATAATTAATGATAATCTACCAAAAATTATAAAATCAAAAGAAGATTTAAAAATTAATTATGAAAAAATTTCTAGTAAAGATTTACCAGTTATTAATAAAAAAATAACTGAATTAGAATATGAAAGAGAAATGGAAAAAGAAAAATTAGTAAAACAAATAGATCATAATAAAAAATTAGATGAAGTAATTAAAATTAAAAGAAAAGAAAAAAATGAAGAAAATTATCAAGCATCTACCCATAGCGAATTAAAAAATTTAACAATAAATAGTAATGATAAAATTAAAAAAGAAAAACAAAGATATAATAATATTGTTGATTCAATTAATGATATACTTAAAAATTAATTTATTAATATAAAATATATATGTCTATTAATATTTTATATGATTTAGTTATTGAATATGGTTATTTTATTAGAAAAAATAATAAAGATGGATTAGAATCTTGGAATGAAATTAAAAAAATTATTCCTCCAATTCCAATTATTTGGACTGATAAATCAAAATTATTTTATGAACAATTATCAAGTATAGGTGTAAATACTTTTGAATCATCTGAAGAAGCAAAAATGTCAAAACCAGAATGGGAAAGACATCATTACTTATTACAGCATGGTAGAATCATACAAAAAAATCCAGAAGGAAATTTAGTAAGATTATTACAAATTGCTTATAATACTGGTCAATTTAAGTATGAATTAGAGAAAGAAATATATCCTAAAGAACAATTACAATATTATATTATAAATGAATTAAATAAAATCTACACTTTTTTACAGAGTGAAATAGAATTTCCAAGAGAATTAATAGAAGGTATAAAAGGATTATTATCTAAAAAAGGTGGTAGTAAAAAAAATAAATCAATTGATTATTATTTAAATAATTATATTGATAATTATGTAATATAATTAAATATTATCTAATTTATTCTATGGATAAATTAGATAAAGATACATTTTTTAGATTTAAATTTATTAAAAATTTAATAAATAAATATCCAATAATTAATTTTGATTTAACAGAAATTAATAATATTAAAAATAATTATATTGAATATAAACCCTCTTTTAAAAAAGAAATAGGAAATCCTCAATTAGAATCAAATACTTTTATTGAAAAAGATATTTTAAATAAAATATTAAAATTTAATAATTATATATTAATTAGTGAAGAATATTTTACATTAAAAATATATTATGATAATATTTCAGATCTTCTCATCAATAGAATATATAGTATTATTAAATTGTTTCAAAAATTATATGGTAATAAAAATATTAATTCAATAAATATTATTTTATTAGAACAAAAAAGAGAAATAACAACTAAAATAATTGGAGCATCAAATGTTAACGGAGGTTATATTATTGGTTCTAATGATAAATCAGATATATTTGTTTTTAGAAAAGAAGAAGTTATAAAGGTATTAATTCATGAATTATGTCATTTTTATAAATTAGATTGTCAAAAAATTGATAGATATCAAAATAATATATTTAAAAAAATAAATATAAAAACTCCTGATTATTTATCATTAAATGAAGTATTTACTGAATATATTGCAATACTTCATCATACTGCAATAATTTCTTTTTATATAAATATATCACCATTATTAATTTATCATTATGAAAAAATATGGAGTTTATATCAAGTTGCAAAAATATTAAAACATTATAATTTTAATAAATTTGAAGATTTATATACAAAAGAATTAATTCAAGAAACAAATGTATTTTCATATTATATTTTAAAATTTTTTATTTTATATAAAAGAAATAATAAATGTTCTTATAAAAATTTACAAGAAATTTTAAATGATAAAGAAATTATAAATATTATTAATGAAAATATTAATAATAATAAATATGATAAAAATTTAAGATTAACTTTATTTGAATTAAAAGATTAATAATTTATATTATAATATTATGAATAATTTGAAGGATATATTAACTGAAGATACATTTCAACGATTTAAATTCATAGAAAATATTATAAATAAATATACTATTATTGATACAGATTTAACTGAAATTAATTATATAAAAGATATGTATATTGAATATACACCAAATTATACAATTATCGAAGATTCAATGATTGTAAATAATATTGCAAAAATGTTAATTCATAAAAATTCATTTCAAGAAAAAAAAGATGAATTAAATAAAATGCAAAAACTTGTCAATATTAAAGAAAATAATTTAGAAATTAATATATTATATTACGAAGATTCATATATAGATAAAAATTTAATTAATAAAATTTATAGTATTATAAAAGTTTTTTATAAAATAAATGGTTTAAAAAAAATTTTATTTATTGTTGCTTTATGTAATCTAAAAAGAGTAATATCATCAGAAATAATTGGAAAAAATAATGTTAATGGTGGTGAAGATAATTTATTAGGAATTTATATTTATCGAAAAGAAGAAGTTTTAAAAGTAATTTTTCACGAATTAATTCATTATTATAAACTTGATCATAAAGAATTAGATAACCATCAATCTAAAATATATAAAAAATTTAAAATAATTCATCCAGAATCTTTTTTAGAAGAAACAAATAAAAGTATTCATGAATCATATACAGAATATATTGCTTTAAAATATCATATAGCAATAATAAGTTATTATACTGGAGTATCTTCAAAAATAATATATCATTATGAAAAAATATGGTCATTATATCAAGTTTGTAAAATATTAAAACATTATAAAATGAATAATTTTAAAGATTTATATATAAAAGAATTTGTAGAAAATAGCCATGTTTTTTCATATTATATTATAAAATTTTATTTATTATGGAATAATATTAATTATTCCCCAAATATAGATATTATTAAAATTCTAGAAAATCCAGAAATTATAAAAATAATAAATGAAAATATGATGTTAAATTTTGATAAAGGTTTAACAATGACTTTATTTGAATTAAAATAAATAAGAATTATATTATATTTATTTTATAATATAAAAATTAGAATTTTAAATAGTTTATACCAATAAATTTAATTTTTGACTCATAAAAAAGTTTTTACTTGGCGTTTCTGTTAATATTCCATTTGCCCATACTCCATATCGCTCTTCATTATTACTATTGTTTTCTAAAATAAAGTGATAATAAATATATAAATTTTTATTTTCTAATTTTTTAAAATCTTTTGAAACGCATTATAATAATAAATATTTATCATCTATCATTTGTGTACCTTTAAATATTTTTTCATTTTCTTCTTTATTTTCTCCTAAATCATCAACCAATATTGAATGACCTCCTGTTATAATTAAATCTTCTATTAATCCATTTTCTTTTGTTTTTTCCATTTTATACATACATTCATTAAATTTTTCTGGATTATTAATCATGGGATTTTTACCAATTAATTCTATTTTTCGATAGCCGTGCTTATAGGATTTAACTAAGTCACCTTTTCTTAAATTCTCAATTGGTATATATTCTTCTTCAAATTTTTTGTTTAAGCATAATATTTTTGTTCCTTCATTAAAACAGATTGGATTATTATCTGTACCAACAAAATCTGATATAGATTGTAATGAAGCTTCCCAAAGTGTACCTGATTTATGTGTAAGAATAGCCGGATATCCTAAAGGTTGAGGATCCATAATTTGCATATTATTTAATTTATACAATTTAATCGTTGCATAAGGATTTGCATGAGGTAAATCTAAAGTAAATACTAATGGATCACCTAAAAAATCTGTGATACTATTGTTGTGATCATCTGTTGCCGTAACTTGGAATCTGATTACAGTTCCACTAAAGCCAGTATCTATACCATAAGCTATACCAGTAGTATTATCAAAATTAAAATCTATAATATTTATAATTAATGTGGCGCTTCTATTTTTAATTATATTATTTGCTAAAGCTGCGACTGTAATGGGATTTTCATAATTTGTGCTATTCATACCATTTATTACAATAATAGGATCCGTTGATTTTGGATCAACAAAAAATTTATAGCCAATTGAAAGAGCATCTATATCACCACTTGTTGTATTAAAAAAAGTCATAATTGCACCATCATATGATAAATTGCCTGCATCATCATATGATGCATTGCCATAGATTCCTATTTGAATATTAGATTCATCAAGTATTGTTGGCGTGATTAAAGTACCACCGCCTGAAAAAGAAAAGTATTCAAAAGTATTAGTATTAACAGTATTACCAGAAATATTCTTTGTTCCTTCATTAACTAATATATTATTAGTTCCTTGGTAAAATTCTTTAATTTTATTATCTCTATTATCAACCTTAAAATACCCCTTAAAAATTGAGCTTACGTAATTAGTTTTTGATATATAAATAGAATACCAAGTGTAAAAACTTGGATCATTTTCTGATAGTGATTCTGTGGTTACACTATAATCATTTTCAAGATTATGCGGAAAATTGTCTTGTTCAAGTCCAACTAGACTAGAATGATCTCCATTGTAATTATAAATGAAATTAAATGCTATTCTAACAATTGGATAATCTGGAAATGGAGAATCCGTGATAAGATTAATTACAGTACCATTATTTGTAAAAGTACCATCAAAAGTATTACTTACTTGTTGAGCTAAACCATTAATAAATGGTGACACTAACTTATTTTCTCCAAAATTAGTATCACCGATTATTATATCGGAACTATTACCATCATCATTTTTTGTGATAGTTGTTTCGTAAAATCCTAGAATGTCATTATTATCATCTACATTAAAATACCCTCGATAAACTATTTCATTCGGACTATTTTTTTGTTTAATATCTAATCTATACCAACTTATATATATTTATATATATATATATATATATATATAAATTAATTTTAATTAAATCTATATAATTTTATAGCAATATTATGGATTATTTACACGAATTGTATTTTTTTTATAAACTAATTTTATAATATATAGCATTATTTATATTATATTTATTTTATAATATAAAAAAATTTAATTATTAAGTATCATTATTTATGCAGATGTTGGTGCTCCACGGCTACGTCTTTTAGTTGGTGCTTCAGCAACTACTTCTTTAACTTCTGCTTTAACTTCTGGTTTAACTTCTTCTTTTTCAGCTTCCGCTTCTACTTTAGCCGCTGATTTTGGGTAATGTCTACTGAGTTGTTTTTGAAAGTTTTTAAAGTCAAGAGTTTCTCCTTCTTTGAGACTAAAGAGTTTTCGGAGTGAAGCATCTGGGTGGATGATTCGACGATCATCTTTGTCACGGAGATTTTGTTCACGGACATAAGAATAGATTTGTTTGGCTACTTCGGTACGAGGTAGTTCAATATCATCTTTTAGTTTAAGAAATTTGCGTAGACCTTCTGGTACTGGTGTTGCTTTAGCGAAACCAGATGGTGCACGATCCTTTTTAGGGGCAGATCGTTTAGATTTACCGCCTGCTTTTACTTCACGTGCATGTTGTTTTTCCATTGTTTTAACAGTACCTGCTAGTTTTTTAACTAGGGTTGCAAGAGCTGACATATCTTCACGAAAAGATGTAGCAAGTGATTCATATGTTTCAACTGTCTCATCTTGAGCAGCTTCAACGACTGGTGCTGCTTCAACGACAGGTGCTACTTGAACTACAGGGACTACTTCTTCAACAGTTTCAGTTTTAGTGGATTTACGGGATTTGGATGACATGATATATATAATAATTATACCTTTATATTAAATTTCATCCAAAATATTAAATTATCAATTTTTTAAGGTATAATATAATACAGTAATATGATATATGATATTAATATATACCCCAAATTATGTATTTATGGTATATACATTATATAAGCTTTAAGTTATGATATATAAAGCACATTAATATTAAGAAATAGATAAAGATATTTAAAGAAAAATGAATATAAACAATATATAAATGAATAACACAACAGAATCAGATAAAGATAAAACAGAAAGAATTCAATTAATAAGTAAATTAATTGAATTTAAAAATTATAAAATAATGTCCAGAAGTGATACATTGTTAAAATCATTAAAAACTTATTTAAATAATGATAGAATGGATAGAATATTACCAATTTTAATTGGTGAATGTAAAATATCAATTAGAGTTATAGAATGGTTTGTTACCAACTATTGTAAAAAAAATAATATTGCTTTTATAAAAAAAGATAAAGATAATAAAGATATATATTTTAATGTTTATTTAAATTATAAGGCTCAATTAAAATCATTTAACAAAGATTTATTTGATCCATTTTGTAGAGGAGAAGAATTAATTAATTTTCCAATTAAAGATAATAAATATATTGTTACTAATATTCCACAATTAAATTTTTTTAAATGGGCATTAGAATTTGATATTTTAGATTTTATTGATAAAAATTTAGATGATATATACAAAGATATGACAGAAAATAATAGTAAAGCTAAAAAAAGAACTGATAATAAACGTCAAGAATTATCAGAATGTGCTACAAAAAAATTAAATCAATTAAATGTAAAAATAAAATTAAGTGTCTAATTTATTTTTATCTCATACTTCTTATGATGTAAAAATAAAATTAAGTGTCTAATTTATTTTTATCTCATACTTCTTATGATGTAAAAATAAAATTAAGTGTCTAATTTATTTTTATCTCATACTTCTTATGATGTAAAAATACAATTAAGTGTCTAATTTATTTTTATCTCATACTTCTTATGATGTAAAAATACAATTAAGTGTCAAATTTATCGTCTACGTACATTTTGTTTTATTTTAATTTTATAATCAGATGATAAAGAAGTTTCTGAATCATTATCATCTTTTTCTGACTCATCAGATTCATCTTCCTCAGAATCTTCTTCATTATCTTCTTCTTTTATTAGTTTTTTTTCGGGCATGTCTTCTATTTCAGATGACATATCTGATAAATTAATATCTCTTTTAGTATTATTACTATTTAATTCACTTAAAATACTAATAATTTTTTTATCTTTTTTTAACGTATTAAATAAATCTTCATTTACATCATGTAATCCAAATTGATACATTTTTGTATCATCTTCTTTATTATTATTATTATTATTATTTGTATCATTACTTGTTTCAGAAATATTTTTTATAGTTTTATTCTTTAATACTATTTCATTTTTATCAAGAAATTCATCTTCTGAATTTGCTTCAGTTTCTAAATAATTTACTTCGGTAATATCTTCTTTATCATCAATAAAATTTAAGGTCTTATTTTCAATTTGTTCAATCATTACTGGTTTTAAATAAACTCCAAAAACATCATTTGAAACCCATACACCATATAATTCAACAATCATTCTTAAATTAGAGTTTTTATTTAATTTATCTAATGAAATTTCATTTCCATTTTCTAATATTTTTACACCATTTGTTAATTTTAATTTTAATAATCCATTTTGTGAATACTTTTTTTCATCTTCAGATGGACTATAATTTTGTGAATGAGTATTAGATGTATATAAATTTTTTATTAATGATTTATATCTAATTGAAGTTTTATTTTTAAACCATTCATTTTTATTTATTCTTGCACTATCAATTATTTTTGAATCTAAATCTTTTAAAAATTGAATTAATAAAGGAACTTTGAGATTACAATCATATAAAGGTAATATTAATTCATTAAAATATTTATTTTTTTGAATATCAAAAATATTTAATAATTGAGGAGTTTGAAATAATAATTTTTGTCCTGGTTTTTCATAAAAAATTTGAATTAATTTTTTATCATTCATTTCATTTATTTTTGAGTAAATTATTTTATTTACATCAATTTGATTAATTAAATATATTTTATTTTCTTCCATATAAATAAATAAAATTTTTTTTTTAATTTGTTTAAACTAAATTATTATAATTAAACAGAATTTTTTCCTTTACGTTTATTACCATTAGTTTTTACTTGAAGATCTTCTTTAAAATCTTGTGATTTTTCTTTAACTTCATTATTTTTTGATTCGTCAATTAAATTTTTACGTTCTATTTCTTCATCATCCGTATCAATGAAAAATGTTTCTGTTTCAGTCTTAATAGAAACCATTGGTTTTATTTCAACCATTTTTAATTTTAGTCCAATACCATATTTACGTTTTCCATCATCTCCTGCAGAACGTGTAGCAAATAATTTACTAAATGTAAAAATTGGTCTAAATTCACATTTATAACGTAAATGTTTGAGTACATCATCAAGAGATTTAATTTCAACTTCTGATCGTTCACCATCATTATTTAAATATACTTTAGTTTTTACTTGATTTGTTTTATTATCAAAATCAAATTTTAGTACAAAATAATCTGGTTTTTCAGGTGCATCTATTGGAGCATCTGGATCTTCAGCTGGTTGACGAACCATTGGTTGATATTTATACATTGATGACTTTTTATCACCAAATATAATATCACGATTCTCTTCTAGTTTTTTATCAATACTAGATAAAAATTCATGAAGTTTTTTTGATTCGTCAATATTCATATTAAGTGGGATTTTAATCTTACCACGTTCTCGATCTGATAATTGTTGACCTCCTTGATTTAAACGAGGTTTACCAAATTTATCTGTTTTACTTGGTACACCATAATTATCTAAATTAATCCATGGACCTTGAATTGTTGGCATTCCGGATGCATCATAATCGGGAATAGACATTAGTTGATATTTAGTAATTTCAGGTATTGCCATATTTTCTACTGGAATAGTAATGTTTAGTTTAGAGATATCAAAATTTGTATATTTAACTGTGATTGGCATTGTATTATGAGTTAAAAATTACTATAATTCAAAATAAATAAATATCAATTTTTTAAACATTTGTTGTTCTTGTTCCTCGTCCACGTCGAGCTTTTGGTGTTGGTTTTTCCTTTTCATCATCTTCTTCTTTAGCTGCTACTGCAACTGATTCATTTACTGGTGATTTTTCATCTTCGTCTTCACCATCTTCTGCTTCATCTTTTGTATTTTGTGTTTCTTCAACTTTTGATTCTTTAACAAGAACTCGGCGTTCAACTTTTTCATCATCATCGTCATCAACAAATGCATTGTCATTATCATCTTGAGCAGATACAGATGAAGGTTTAACTTCAATATGTTTTAGTTTTAAACCAAGACCATATTTTCGTTTACCATCATCACCTGCTGCTTTGGCACCAAAAAGTTTTGCTAGAGCAAATACTGGTCGATATTCACATTTGTATCGAACATATTTTGATACATCATCAAGAGTTGGTGTTGCAACTTCTGTTCTTTCACCATCAACATTTTGATATACTTTTGTTTTAATTTCGGATGTTTTACTATCAAAATCAAATTTAATAGTAACATAATCTGGTTTTTGAGGAGCATTTTCATCAGCATCTGGATTTTCAGCTGGTTGACGTACAAGTGGTTGATATTTATATACATTTGCTTTTTTCTTATCACCCCAAATTTGTTCTTTTTCTTCTTCGCATTTCTTATCAATTTCTTTTAGAACTTGATAAAGTTTTTGAGAATCAGGATCAGAAAGATTAAATGGAATTTTAAGTTTACCACGTTCACGATCTGTTAGAGGTTGTCCAGCTTGATTTTTAAGTGGTTGACCACTTTTATCATTCTTACCCGGAATACCATATGTATTAAGAGTCATCCAAGGTCCTTGAATTTGAGGAATAATTTCACGACCATCTTTTAGGTAACGAGGCCATGACATTAATTGATATTTAGTAATATCAGGAATTGTTTTATTTTCTTCTGGAGTTGTAAATTTTAGATTCTCAGCATTAAATGATTTATAAGAAATTGTTGACATTTTATATATACTTATTGGTTAAATATATACAAATAATTAAATTATCAATTTTTTTTATATAATAAAATTAATAATTTTTTCAATATTATCTTTTTCAGTATCAAAAAATAATACTGGTTTTTTTTCATTTACTAACCAATCATGATGATATTTATCAAGTCTAGTTAGATAATCATGACTAATATTTTCTCCTTCTCTATTTCTAATTTTAATTCTTTTATCACTTAAATCAACGTTAGTTGTTAAAAAAATATATTTATCAACTTCATTATTTTCAGATAATTTATCAAACCAATAATTATAAATTTTATATTCTAGTTCTGTCATTAATTTATCATCATATAACATTTTTGCAAATACATTTTTATCAGTATAAATACTTCTTTCAGAAATAAAAATATCTGATTTATTTTTTGTTTTTATTGCATCTTGCATTATAGTATGTCTAGTAATAAAAGCAAAATTTTGAAAAGTATACGACCATCTATTAAAATCAGTATAAAAATTTTTTAAGATATTTTTATTATCACTATCACAAATATTCATCCATGTATCAACTGGTTCTGGTACATAATTAAATTCTGGATATTCTTTTTTTAATTTATCTAATAATGTTGATTTACCTGCTCCAATATTACCTTCAATACTAATAATTTTCATTTATTTATAATATATAAGATTATATATTAGTAATAAATTAATAAATCAATTTTTAAAGATCAATTTTAATCTTCTTTTCAATAGTAATATTTTTATTAATTATTTGAATTGCAAATTTTTTTCTTTGTCCAGCATTCATCATAATATATTGTTGTAAATCTTCATAAATTGATACTGATGTATTATTTTTAAGATTATGAGGATTAATATATTTAAAAATAAAATGTAAATCTCTTAATTTCATTTCTTTTTTTAATGCTTTTGTATATTTAAAAAAATCTTTATTTGATACTATAAAATTATAAAAATCATCATTTAAATATATTATTTTATCAGTATAAGTTTCATTCAGACCACATTTACGAGTTTTAATTTTAAAATTATCAACATTTGATTGTAATTTTAAAATTAAATTATCAAGTTCAGTTGTTTCAATTTCAACTTTATTTTTATTTAATTTATTAAAATCATATTTAGTGCATAATTCAGAATAATTTTGGCTTACTGCTTCTAATTGCATAATAATTTATATACTATTGGAACTTACATCTAATTTAATATTTTATCAATTTTTTGGATTATATTTTAATATTAATAGATTGATTAATTGATGTATATTTTTTAATAAAATTATCAATCATTAATTTTTTTGAGGAATATTTAGAATTAGATATTTTTTTTAATTCATAATAAATATCATCATCTAGGTTTCTAACTTTTCGAAAATTATATTTTTCTACTAAATTAATTATTATATTAAATAAATTAGAATTAATAATTGAATTATTAATACTACATTCATTCTTATTAAAAAAATTTTTTAATCTATCAGAAATATAAATATTATTTTCATTTTTTATATTTTTACATATCTTATAAATATTATATGATTTAGTATTAGTTAATAAATTAATATAATTATCTATTTCTGATATAATATTTGTATTTATATCATTATTATAATTTTTAAATTGATATTTTTTATAAATGCTGTTAAATTGTTTCTCAAATTCCTCATTCATAACTTAATTTATATATTTTTTATTCTATAAATTCAATTCAATCATTCTAATCTCACAATTTTTAAAATCAATATATTTAGATTGTGTAGGTATTGGTAAAATATTAGATGTAAATAAAACATGTAAAAATTCACAATGACTAAATATTGCTATGTTTTTCATCAAAATAAGCAATTTCTCCATATAAATCGTATCCTTCATTATGAGTTGCATATCCATGTCTTACAAAATATAAATTAATGGATCTTACCATGTGAGAATATTCTTAAATAATCAAAAATAATCATAATATAAAAATATCAATTTTTATATTATAATATGTATTACTTTTTTTTCTAAAATAAAATTTTGTAATAAATCAATAAATTCATTATATGAATAAATATCTTTTTTGTATATATTATTCTTTTTTAAAAATAATTTAAATTTTTTATTAATTTCAAATGATAAATTTTGATTTGAATAATAATGATTAGAATAATTACATAAAATAAAATTTACTAATACATTAAATTTAATATCATTATTTTTAAATCTTAAAAATTTGTGTAATTTTTCATTTATGAAAACAATTTCTTCCATGTAAACAATTTCATACATAATATATTTAATATTTTCTTTCTAAATCATAAAATTATTTGATTCTTCTTCTTTCATTGTTCTTTCAATAATATCATTAATTAATGTATTTTCATTAATTTTAAGTGTATCAATACTATTTATTATCTTACTGCTTAATTCATTCTCAGAATATTCTGTATTTTCTAATATTTCTGTATCAATTATAATCTCTGGAAATCCAGTACCACATCTAATTGCACGTCCCATAATTAATCTAGATGAAACGGATCTTAAATGATCAACTTCTCCAAATACTGCACTATTTACAAACATTTCAACAGTTTTTTCAAATGATGCTTTTGATAATGGATCAGTATCCATTCTTCCAAAACCATGTCTATCAATTGAAACAATTTCACCAGAGTTTGTCATTACATCACATAAGATTGATAAATGATGATAATTTAGTTTTAGATCACCACTAAAAACTTTATTAATTTCACATATTAATGCTTTTCTAGTTGCTTCAATACCAAATAATCTGTATATAGTATTAATTTCATTGAAGTAACATCTATTGTTATCTATATATTTAATATATCTTAATTTATTTGCATTAATACCATCAGTAGTAATAATATATTCTTGTTTGTTTTCAATATCTCCAGTTTCTTCATTAAAATTTAAATATACTTTTTTACTAATTTCTGAAACATCATTAATATTAGCAATTCCTTTTAATTGGAAATAATATAATATCATATTTTGAATATCTAATAATATACTATTATCAAATTCAGTAATATCAAATCTAATATGAACAAATAATTTATTAGAATTATCATTTGTTGTCATAATACATCCATTAATAATTTTCTTAATTAATTCTCTAAAGTTTTTATTCATGCTCTTATCAACTATTAGTTCATCCCAAAAATTAATAAATTTAGTTTTAATTTCTAACATATTAATTTTCTTTTCAAATAATCCTTCTTTTGATATTTCAAATCGATATAACCATGGTAGATTTTCAGGTTTAACATTAAAGTTACCATATAAATTCATTGCACTCTTTATATTTACTTCGTCATCAATCATATAGTTATCTTCAAGATTACTATCAAAAATAATATCTATTTTTTTAACAATATCTTTAAATGATGTATATTTTAAATATGCTGAAATTGTATATGCTAAGTCTTTATCTTCTTGTTTTTCTTTATTTAAATATATATACATAATTGGTGTTTTAATATTTTCAGATTTACGTAAAATTTCATTTAGACGTGGAATGCCTTGCATACCAGCAACACCTGCTCCTGAGGAATGCTTAGTATTGAGCGTCATCTGTGTGGTTTGCTCACCAATACTTTGGGATCCCACACATCCAACCATTTCTCCAGGCTCAACTAAACATTTATTAAATGAATTAATAATATCTTTAACAATAACATTAAATTTAGTTTTATCTAATTTATATTCTAAAATACATCTTTTTGGAGCTAAATATTCATATAATCCATATTTAAATAATGTTTTATGTGTTTTATCTATAATTACTTTCATAGATATATCACTGTTTTTCTCTTCTTGAGTCATACATAATATTTGTGTATTCTTTTGATCTAAAATATAATTAATAGATTCCATTATATAAATTGGATCCAAGTCGTTTGCAACTGATTGAATACCATAACGAGCATTATCGATAATTCGATGAAAGCTAACAGGCATATAATATGAATCATCAACCATTTTATATTCAACATTAGATTTACGATAACAAATTCTCATTTTATTTCTAAATTGTTTTAATTCTTCAAAGAATTCATTATTAATATCATTAAGATCATTTTTATTTAATTTAAATTGATTTGTTAATGTTTCAATTTCTGTATCATTGAAATAATATTTTTCTTTTAATTTTTCATTATTCATTGATAATGTTTTTAATTTAGTATTTTTTTGTTTTACTTGATCTAAATGAGAATCACCATATACATATTGTACAATTACATTATTACCATTGCGAATTGTACCATCATAGTGAACTGCAACATCTTCCATACATTTAATCAATCTTCTATTAATATACCCTGAATCTGCTGTATCTCTAACATATAGACCATTTGCAATTCCAAAATTAAAGGTTGATGAAATTGTTAAATCATATAATTTTTTATAAGGGGTATCAGATACTTTTACTGGTATTATTTTTGTAATAGTATCGAAATCACATAATCCTAATGTATTTTCATTATAATTTTCTGAAATTGGTACTAAATCACCTTCTATTATTTCAGATGATAATTTTGGTACTAATTTGAATTCATTATTATCCCATATAATTAATGATTGAGATGCTGCAATTTTAACATGTCTACCACCTAGAGTATCAACATAATAAATAATTTCACCTGGATCATGTCTTGTAACTGCATTAATACATGACCAAAATGTGTGACAACTTGTATTATTAACTGTTGGTATTTCTAAATCTTTATCATTTATTTCTAATAATTCTAAATTTCCTTGATCTGGATAAATTTGAATTTTATCTTTTTCTGATTTAGATAATATATCATCAATCCATGGACCAATTTCTACTTCATATGGTTCTTTATTATTTTCACGAATCAATATTTTTGTATCACCTGTGACTGATTTAATGGCTGTATCAATTAAACCTTCACGTCCAGTCATTGCATCCATAAAGAATTCTAAAGGGGATTGACCTTCTAATAATGATGATTCAAGATACCCTCTTGCTTCTGGTCTATCATCATTTTGAAAATAATGAGGAAAAGTTCTATTATTAATTTTTTTCTTGATACGTGCAAAATTTAAAACAATTTGACCTCTTGCAGTACTCATACTACTAACTTGATCTGGTTTACCTTTTGCTCCAGAATTTACAAGAATTGCTAAATTATTATTTTTATCTAAATCTGCCATGGTAACTTTGGTAATATCACCAGTAACACTTTGTAATAAAGATGTCATATTAATTTCTAAAGTATCTAAGTCAATTAGATCTGGATTATTTTCTATTTCAGTTAACATACATTCAACTTCTACTTTTTTAGTTCTTAACATATCTTTACATTTTAATAATGCATCTTTACTAATAATAACATCTTTTAATCCAACTGTTGTACCATTTGATAATAAATATTGTAATATTAATCTTTGTAAATTATCAATATAATCTGTTGCAATATCATTACCAAATTGATCTAATATAGTATTTAAAATAGTACCATTCACAATTTTACTATTTAATACACCTTTTAATAATTTACCATTTAATATTTCTAATTTTTTTTCACCTTTATCATCATATTCAACAATATTAAGTTTTTTTGGTAATAATGAACTAAAAATATCGTTTGTTAATACAAAATCATCTTTTTTTTCTAACTCAATATCTAAATTTCTAATTTTAGAAATAATGTCTGATGAATGACGATAATCTATTTTTGCATATTCTCTAGTTAATAGATATACTCCTAATGGTGCATCTTGTTTAGTTGCAATTTTAATATTTGTTGCAGCGGGTGCAATAATTTGATTTCTAACATTTGCAATCATTTCTAATTCTATTGATGATTGAATTGATTGAGGAACAAAAATGTTCATTTCATCACCATCATAATCTGCATTATATGGTGATGTAACTGATACATTCATTCCAAATGTTGTTAATTCAGGATCTTTTAATACTACAATTCTATGTCCCATCATAGATAATTTGTGTAGAGATGGTTGACGATTATATAATACATAATCTCCATCAATTAAATGTCTTTCAACAATATCTCCATAGTATAGACGGATATTTTTCTTTCTATATCTAAGATCAATTGGTCTTTTAGTATTTCCTTTTGGATATACATAATTTGCACCAGGATAATTATCTCTACCATTTTTAACTAATTTAGTTAATCTTCCTACATTTTGTGGAGTTACTACTTCTGGAAATGTTAATGTCATTGCAAGTTTTAATGGAACACCTAATTCATCAGTACCAACATCAGGATTAGATGTAATAACAGTACGACCGCTAAAATTTGTTCTTTTTCCTAATAAATTACCACGAACACGTCCTTGCTTACCTTTTAATCTTTCTGAAACTGATTTATATAATCTTCCTCCAGTTTTTTGTTCTGATTTTTGTAAAACTGATGTTTCATTATCAAAATATGTTGCAATATGATATTGTAATGCTTGATGATGAGAATCATTGTATTTAAATTCTTCATTTAACATTGCACTTTTTTCTTTATTAGTTCGTAAAATAACATTTCTTTTTATAATATCTGCTAACTTATCAGTCATTGAATCTTCAAATGATTTAGAAGCAATTGCATCTCTACGAATTGTTGGTCTAATAGCTACAGGTGGAATTGGAAATATGGTAATAATTAAATTTTCGGGTCTATTTAGTAAAGGATCAAATCCCATAATACGACAATCTATATCGGAAACATTTTTTAAAATATTATAAGTATCTTCAGCTGATAATATTTCTTGAATTTTTTGTTTTCCTTTATTACTAATAATAGTACCTTCTTCTCCTTCTTCAACTTTTGTTTCTGCAACTAGTTGAATACCACTTTCATGTATTCTTATACTTGATATTGGTGCACCACATGAATAATCAGGATTTTGACAATATGTAATATTTGAAGTTAATCTTTTAATTTCATCAAAACGTGCTTTACCAATTCTATTTTTTAAAATATCATTCATTTCTTTTTCAGTTTTATAAATTAGAAGTTTTGAACATCTGATACAAATACATCCCATTATATTTTTAACACTTTCAATAAAACCAAAATGAAAAACTGGTTCCGCTAAATCTGTGTGTCCAAAATGACCTGGACAATCATCATTATTTAATCCACATGTAGCACAATTGACTTGATAATCAGTAGTACCTAAACGTGAATCAATTAAACCGCCTCGTTTTGGTTCATGACTATCATATGTTTCAGGAATATTAATTCCGTACGGGTCTTTATTGACTACACTATATCTTTTGACTTCATCATTACCAAATACACAAAATTGGATTTTATTAATATTTACTATTTCATCAATATTATATTCCATTTTATATTCTATAAACATATTTTTTTATATTGAAATTATTAATTTTATCAATTTTTATTGATAAAATTAACAGTTTATTATGCATCTTCTAAAATTAAATTTTTATCCATTTCACCTAAATCATACTTATTAGAACCAATTTCAAATTCTATTTTATTTTTAGTATCATTAATAAGATTTGAATAATTAAAATATATAATATTATATAAATTTGTTTTTGTATCATATTTTCTAATTAATTGACGAACATTTTCATTACTACCGTTAATAATTAAATTACATTTAAAAAACATTTTTAATTCATCAGAAGTTTTAAGATATCTAGTATAATTAAAAACATCATAAAGTGTACCATTAACAATTGAGCACCTATTCATACCATTATCTCTATATGATACTTCATAATAAGTAATGAGATTATAATTTGATCTACAATTAAAAAAATTTAAAAAATATTCTGGATATGAATTACAGTAATAATTTAGAATATAATATAAATATTTAATTGAATTTATTTTAGTACTTCTAAAAGGAATAATTTCTGTTTCACTAAATAAATATTTAGTAATATTATTTTTTATTGAATAATATTTTCTTGAAATTGCCTCTAATATTTCAAATAACATAATATAAGGAATTATTATGTATTTATATTATGAGTAAGAATACATTTAAAGAATTATATAATAGTGAGTCTGATAATGATGATTTTATTACGGTAAAATCTAAAAAAAATAATAAAATAGAAGAAACAGCACCTTGTCAAAATGAAAATATTGAAAATAATGAAAATGAAGAATATTATGTATTAAATAAAAATGAATTAGAAAAATTAGGATATTTTAAAAAACTTTATACTGAATGGAATTTATGGTATCATCACGAATTAAATAATTGGAGAGTTGATGGTTATCGAAAAATTTTTCACGTTAAGAATATAAAAGAATTTTGGGATTTACATAATAATATTGATTGTCTTGGTGGTATATCAAATCAACATTTTTTTTTAATGAGAGAAAATGTTTTACCAATATGGGAAGATAGTGCTAATAGAAATGGAGGATCTTGGTCTATAAAATTAAATGATATTTCAAATGTATATAATATATGGTTAAAATTAGCCATGTTAATGGTAGGAGAAAATATTATAAAAGATGAAAAATTAAAACAAAATAAATTAGTTATTGGTTTATCTATAAATCTTAGAAATCAAAATACTTGTATTATTAAAATATGGAATAGAGATTCATCATTATGTTCTATAAAATTATTAAATGATGATATAATAAAAGAATTTGGATATAATATAATTTATAAAAAAAATATGATTGAATATTAGTTCATCGATTATGCTGCATTATTATTTATGTGATAATTTTATTTATGACATTAATAAAATAATTTAACTTTCTTCATCTTCTTCATCGTCTACTTGAATATCTGCTTCTAATTTAGTTACATCTTCAATTACTGGAGCTAAAATTAAATAAGTATGTCCAAGTCTGCCAATATTATATTTGATAAATAATGGTGTATCATTTTCTAAATATAATTCTACATTAGAACATAAACTAGTACATTTATATAAAATCATCATATTTTTTAAACTAAATCTTCCTTGATAAATTGAATTATTTTTTTTCTTAAAAACTAATTTTTCTTTCTTTTTTTCTTCTGGTTCATTATCATCTGCTTCCATTAATGTTACTTGACCATGCGATTGTTCTCCTTTTCCAGAGAAACTCATAACTCCATTAACTGATCTAATTTCAATCATATCATGAACAACATTTAAATCTTTTATAATTTTATGAAATTTAACTGATGGAATAATAGAGATAATCGAAAAATCAAAATCAGGAATATCAAATTGATCTGAATCTGGTATTTCCATTAAAATTAATTTATATTCAGCAACACTATTATCTTTACTATTTTCAAATCGAATTCCTAATTTATTATCATTTTCGTAAAAAAATGTTAATGTTTCATCGTCGGACATATTTTTAATATGATTATATAGAGATTTCATACTGATACCAATTTTTTTAGTTTGTTTACAATAAAATTCTTCAAAATTTTCAGCTTTAAGATCCATACAAATTGTAGCAGTATTACTTGTATTACATGCATTCATTTTAATACCCTCTTTTGAAAAAATAAAATTAACTTCATATAATAAATCTTTTAATGACTCAATTAATATTTTTATTACTCTTGATTGAATTGTCTTAACTCTAAAAATTAGATTACTATTCATAATATATATAATTTTAATATTTAATCTTTAAATATTAAAATTATCAATTTTTAACTTATTATATTAATTTTAAATTTACTTTCTTTTCTTATTATATAATTATGTCAAAATATTTTAAATTAGTTAATCCATATGTAATTGGATCAATGAATACATCTTTTAATGCAGATACATCTTTAGAAGCAGCTAAGTTAGCTTATGATAATTTATCGCAATATTTTGGAAATCATATGCCAACTTTTAGATTTACTTTAGAAAAAATGCCAAAAAAAGAAGGTGGGTCTAAACAAAATTTTGTTCATTTTGAAGTTAATGAACAAAAAGGAAAAGATAATATGGTAAAATATGAAATTACAGAAATTGATAATGCCCAAGATATGAAAAAATTTAAAAAAAGTTTAGCGAGACTTTCGAATCAAGATAATAAAAATAAGGATGAAAAAACCGGTGGAAAAAGAAAATATGTTTCTTCGGATGAAGATGATGATTATTTTGATTCAGAATTAGAAAGACCAAGAAAAGGCCCTCTAATATACGAGCCTATTGTATATTATTACTACGATCCTTTCTTATATCCATATGTAGATAGATGGTATGTACCAACTTTTGTCTTACCATTACAACCTAGAGTAGTTTTTGATTCTCATAGTTTATTATATTTAGGTCGTTAGTTTATTTTGTTTAAACCAATCAACTGTTGTTTTGATTCCATCTTCTATTTTTGTAAAATTAAAATCCTTTATATATTTTTTGTTTTAACATTTTTATTTGGTAATTTCATTCTTTTTAATTTTATATTTTCTACTTCCGGTCTTTTATCAAATATAAATTTGGTAAATTCTGCAGCTTTTATTTTATCACCAGTAATTTCAGTTAATGCACTTGTAACAATATCCTCTTTAAGGGATTTTTTAGTTTTTTTTTCATCTTTAATTAATTTACCAGAAGATGTATCTATAATTGGTTTATTTAATTTAGTCATATAATCTAAAATATATGATTCAAATTGTTTTTTTTCATTATTTAATTCTTTTAAACCATTACTTATTTCTTTAATTTTATCATCTAATGATAACCAATTAACAATCATTTCTTTTAGATCTTCTATAATATTTTCTTCAGCCATATTTATATATTAATAAATATAAAAATTTAACAAAATAAACCAAATATGTTCCTAAAATTTTTTATAATACAACAACCCAAAAATTCTGACAAGTAGTATGACTTCATAACTTGATGAATATACATATTAAATTTTAAATACCAAAATAATAATCTAAAAATGATTCATTATACAAATAAAAATTGATTTAATATTTATTATAATAAATATTATAATAAATATAATTAAGATAATAAATGTTTTCTTCAATAATTATTAAAAGAAAAGGAATTTTAAATAATTCACATATGATTACAAATAAAATTATTCAAACTATCCATCCAAATACAACATATAAAATTTTATTACAACAAATGATATCATTAGGTACAAATAATAATTGCATTTCTTCAAAATTTTCATTACAACAAATACCAAAATATATTGATATAGAAGGTATATGGGATGATTCAGATCGAATAAATATAAATAATTCAAATATTCTTGGTGATTTTGGTAGATTTAAAACAATATCAGAAATTAATATTCCAATTAATATTGCAAATAAATTTAATGTTTCATATTATAGTGCTGAATTATATAATATTTATGATAGAATTAAATTTGACACCACCAAAGATTTACCATTAACTGAAATGATTATTGGTGAAAATTATATAAAAGGATTTATAGAAGAAAAAAATTTAGGCGGTGGACAATATTTAGAAACTCACGATAATCCACATTATCATGCGCCACTAAATAGTGATAATAAAGGTTATATAATTCTTGGCAAAAAGGTTAATAATAAAATAAGATTAAGCGCATTTATTATTCCATATTATTCTGGTTTATATACACCTAAAAATGTTATACACAATGATGCAAATTTAATTGGTCGATGGCTTGTTGTTTATTCTAAATCTAAAAAATTTTCGACTGTATTACTTCGAGATGAGTATGATGAATGTACAAAAATTAATTTTATATAGTATCAATTATTCAAATTATTTTATGAGTTAGAATAAATATTAATAAATATTATATATTATATAAATATGAATGAAAATTCTAATAGAATCTATGAAAAATATACATTATTAGATATTAATAAATATAATTTAATTAATAATACAAACTTAAATAGTATTTTTGATATCTTACGACATCATTATAAAAATAAAACTGAATTAATTTATTATAATATCGATAATAAATTACCAGAAGATTTTAATGTCTCAGTATATATAGATTTAAATTCTGATTTAATTAATTTAACAGAATTACAAGCTAAATTACATTATGTAAACTATGGAATTAATGAAAATAGAGATTATAAAATTGATACAACTAAATTACCAGAAGATTTTGATGTTTCAGTATATAAAGAGTTAAATTCTGATTTAAATAATTTAACAGATTTACAAGCTAAATCAGATTATATAAAAAATGGAATAAGTGAAAATAAAATATACAAAATCGATACAACTAAATTACCAGAAGATTTTGATGTTTTAGTTTATAAAGAATTACATACGGATTTATATAATTTAACTGATTTACAAGCTAAATCTGATTATATAAAAAATGGAATAAGTGAAAATAAAATATACAAAATTGATACAACTAAATTACCTGAAGATTTTGATGTTTTAGTATATAAAGAGTTAAATTCGGATTTAAACAATTTAACAGATTTAAAAGCTAAATTACATTATATAACTGATGGAATAAGTGAAAATAAAATATACAAAATTGATACAACTAAATTACCTGAAGATTTTGATGTTTTAGTATATAAAGAGTTAAATTCGGATTTAAACAATTTAACAGATTTACAAGCTAAATCTGATTATATAAAAAATGGAATAAGTGAAAATAAAATATACAAAATTGATACAACTAAATTACCTGAAGATTTTGATGTTTTAGTATATAAAGAGTTAAATTCGGATTTAA